CTTTTTTTTTAAAGTTACTACCATGTCGGTAGTAAGTCTTGGTACGAGCGAATTTGAGGCATTTTGAAAGCGGGGAAATATTGGTATGAGCGAGTTACAGCGATTTACGATTTGCAATTTATTGCCTAAAACGACCAAGCGAAATAATAAAATAAATAAATAAATAAAAAAAGGGAAGCAATATGTAAGTTCTTGAGTGTATTGTGAAACAAGACACGAAAGAAGTTACATATTCAGGGGAGGAACCAAAACAGTAACAGATTAGACTGAGAGGTAAAAGTTGGGATAGTAGAGTAAAGAATCATGAAGAGCAACCAAATAGAATAAGGGCAGAAATTAGGATAGTAGAGAAATAAACTAAAGATAGCAACCAATAACGAAACATGAGTAAACAATAACAGTAGAGTAACTATAATAAGATAGAGGCTCAAAATAGATTTAGGGGAGAAAGCGAGGATAGTAGAGTAATGGGTATATAAGATAAAGCTCACATTTCATTTATAAGGCGATAAATTATTGTATTTGGGTGAAATGTTCGTATCTTATATACCGTATTATTTTTTTTATAAAAAAATATAATAATTTGCTAGGTATTATAAGGCGCTTACGCGCATTATAATATATATATAAATAATTAATTAAATAATATATATATAATTAAAATAATATATAACTAGTAATTCTTTCATTGGGTGTATAAAACAAAAGCTCGTATTTCTGTATAAGCGGAACTAATTTTCTATTTGGGTGAAATACTCGTGTTTTATATACCGAATATTATATTAAATTAAATATAAAGAGCACAAAAATATTTCTTGGGTGAAAGAAAGACAAAATTAATAGTGTTAGACGAGCGAGAAGGTGGCTAGAATTGATTTTTATTATTTGGTAGTATAATTTTATGGGTAGAGATAAAAAATCGAAATAAGGGGCTAAATTTTGCTATTGACAAAATGCCCTTTATGGTGTATAATAAAAGGCGAGGAGGTTGAAAAGGGGATGAATAAAATAAAAGTAATAGACAGTCCATGTGGATTTGGAAAGTCGAGCTATGCCATACAGTATATAAATTCACTTGATATAGATGAGAAGGTAATTTATATAACGCCATTTTTAAGCGAGGTAGAGAGAATAAGAAATGAGTGTAGGGCAAAAAGAATTTACACACCATCAGCTGGGCGAGGTGCAGGTAGCAAAATGAGAGATTTGATACAGTTGATTAGAGAGGGCAAAAATATAGCTTCTACTCATGCATTGTTTACAAACATTAACGATGAGCTGATAGAGGCATTAAAGGAAAGCAACTATATTTTAATTTTGGATGAGGTAATAAATGTTATAAACAAAATAGATATGTACGGTGATAACGATAAATTATCAGAAAGTCAAAGAGATAAATATACAAAAGAGGATATAGACACTATGATAAAGCAAAATATAATATCGGTTGCTGATGATGGTTTGGTTACATGGAATTCAGAAAATAATATGTTGAATAAATATTCAGATTTGAAGAGCTTGGCTGATAGGGGATTGGTTTATTATATATCTAATGCTTTGTTAATCTGGACATTTCCTGTGGAAATATTTTTTAATGGGATATTTAAAGATATATTTATATTAACTTATGAGTTTGAAAATCAGATTCAAGCATATTATTACAGATACTTTGGTGTAGAATATGAGAAGTATATAGTGCAAAGTGCTGGCGATAGATATTATAAACTTTTACCTTATGATGAAAATCCTGGATATGATTTGGAATGGAGAGACAATATAAAGGGGCTTATACATATTTGTGATAAGGCACAGCTAAATAAGATTGGTGGCTACAAAAATACTAAGTCAGGCAAGAATAAAACGGCTTTATCAGCTGCATGGTATGCTAAGGCGAATCCAGAAGATTTGAAGCAATTGTCAAATAATGTAAATAATTATTTTAGAAACTATGTTCTATGTAAAAACTCGGAAGAAATGTGGACTACTTATAAAGAATACAAAACAAAGTTTACTGGCAAAAATATTGCTAAGGATGGTTGGGTAGAATGTGGCTGTAGAGCAACCAATCAATACTCAGATAAAACTGAATTGGCATATTTGGTTAATAGATATTATAATCCATTCTATTCTGCCTTTTTCTCACATAAGGGCATAAAAATTGATAACGATGCATTTGCATTGAACGAAATGATACAATGGATATTTAGGTCTGCCATAAGAAACGGTAAGCCAATAGACATTTATATACCAAGCGAAAGAATGAGAAAGCTACTGATTGAATGGCTTAATGGTGCTAATTTGGGGGTGACGAAATGATTTATACTAAGGGAGATGAAATAAATTTAATAATAGAGAGGCGAAAAATGAAATTTTATGATGAATGGTTTGAATATTTGGTTGATAGAGAATATTACGATGAAAATATAATAATTGATAAAGATAAGCAAAGGAACGATTTGGAGGAGGAGGAAGAATATAATGGATAATACGCAATATTATATACCTTGCATACCTGTAGATGAACTAATTGCATCAGACTACAATTTAAGAAAGAAGCGAGCAGAAGAGGCACCCTATCTTATATCTACGCTTATATCACCTTTGATATATCAAATTCAAAGAGTAACAGGAAAGAAAACATGTTTTCCTAAGGAAATAGTGTATTTGGAAGCAAGGCATAATAAGGCAAAACATCCACAATATAGGAAAATACTTAACGAAGGATTTGTTTATAATGGCATACATTATTTAAGATTTGGTAAGAGTGCTTCTCAGTCCAAGCAGGGCATTACAGTCTTTGTTGCTAACTATATTTATAATGAGCTTGAAAAAATTAGTATGTTAGATATAGATATGTACGGCAAAGATGTTTGTATATCTAAGTACGAATCGCAGAGGTGCTTAATATTTAGCACATGCACATTATTGGATATACCAATTCCTAGAATTGTTATTGTAGATGAGTATACGAAATTTATCCCCAACCAAAAGATAAAATATGCAGAAGAGGTTGAGTTGGTTTCTACAGATGGAAACAAATATAAGTCAAGGCAAATAAAGGACGGTTATAAAGATATTAAACTATCTCCATTTGATGGTTGCGGAGTACACACCAAAGCACTTAGCTTGGCTGCACAAGAGGCAATTGGATTAGATTATAGACCTATAGGCTTACAGATTAGGTTGCCTTTTATGAAGGGCTACACTGTAGAGTTTGATTTTAGAGAATGGTATCATGAACATGGTATTACAGAAATAACAGATGTGCTTGGTAGAAAACATAGTGTTGATGATATAGATTGTTTATGGAATGCAAGTATGTTTAAAGGGCTAGGATATTTCAAGGCGGAGTATGGTGATAATGCTATAGATGAATATTTTAATGTTTTGAATAAATACGAATATAAGTTAGGAATCAGCAAATACAGTCACCACATTAATCATATTAACGTTATGGCAAGAATGAACTTTCAATATTTACAATGTTTAGATTTATTAAATCCTAAGTATGTAGAACATTTTGATAAAATTTATGAAGGAATCGATGACAAATATGATGTTATAGATGAAAAAAATGCAGGAAAAATCATAAATATTGCAAAATATTCGACAAATTTATTAGAAAAAATTATAGGCGGAGATAAGGCATATACACTAAAATTTATGGGTGTAAATAATAGCGAAGAAGATGATGTGGCTAGTGCATATATGAAGGCTGTTCTCATAAATGATATAATGCTCAAAGACCCAACCATAAAAAGAATGATAAAGCGAAAATGTCAAAAAACAATAGATGAAATGAAGTTGGGTAAAATTTATTGTTCTGGATTTTATCATACTGTTGTTGGCGATATAATTGGCTACTTAGAATATGCTGCTGGATTAGAGCCGAAAGGTGTGCTGGGTTATAAGCAATTTTATGCGAATACAATATTTAAAGATGGCGAAGATGTATTATCTTTTAGAAGTCCTTTAGTTTGTCCTTCTGAGGTTAATGATGTAACTATAAACACTAATCTGGATATGAAGTGGTTTAGACATTTCAAAAATCAAGATGTGGTTATGGTCAATATGTATGATTTAAGTATGCCAGTTCAAGGTGGGATAAAGTAGCGTCTGTCCTCTTTGTTGGAAACAGCAAAGTAATAAATGTGGTGAACCTAGAAATCTAGGGTGTCGATTTAACGTTAGGAATTATAGGAAATGATAATTAGTAAATCGGCTAACAGGGGAAGCTGAAAAGTTATCCTGTGTTAAGTATAATTTTATAATTTATAATTTGCCAGATAGGTGGTGAAAATAATATGGAATGGAAATCAATAGAACTTAATGGTAAGATTTATTATATAAGTAATTATGGTGCTATTAAATCAGGAAATAAATTTATAGCACAGAGATATGACAAGGATGGTTATAAAATATTTACCGCTGGTAAAAAAGGCAAGAGAAAAATTTATAAGGTACATACTCTTGTTGCCAAACTTTTTGTTCAAGGTTATAAATCGGGGCTTGAAGTTAATCACAAGGATTTTGATAGAACTAATAATTATTATAGAAATTTAGAATGGGTTACACATCAAGAAAATGTTTTATATTCTAAAAACTGCGGTAGATATAAAATAAATAGTTCTACAACGTTGAATCCTAATGCAAAATTATTGCCAGAACAAGTCAAAGAAATAAAAGAACTCTTAGCCCAAGGGGTTATGGTTAGTGAGATTGCTAGGAAGTATGGCAGAGGGTGGCAAACTATTAACCATATAAAGCAAGGCAATACTTGGCAAAATATTTAAATTATAAAATTATAAAAATCAAGAGACTATCTCGTAAGAGAGTACATTCAAGGTGCAAATCCTTGTTTGGAAGTGCCACATACCTAAGTCGGAAGATATGGTAAAGATATAGTCCAAAACGGGACGCTGATGGCGATGCTGTATTTTTAAGCAATGAGCCATTATTGGTAAACAATAAGATATATAAAACTATGGTAATAGATGTAGACGATAAAATAACAGCTAAACAAGTGCCTTACAATAAAGAAAATTTAATTGAATACGAATTAAATTCAAGAGATAGTAGAATAGGCGAAATAACAAATGTTGCAACGAGCATTCTTAATAGGGTAACTACTGATGAAACTTATAAGCGAATTAATGAAGATAATATTTCTTTGTTAAGGCTGCTACAGGGCAAAGAAATTGATAGTATTAAGACGGGAGTTCGTTGGAAATTGCCAACCTATCTAAGAAATGCCTTAAAGAAGATTCCTTATTTCTTGCTTTATAATTACCCACAAAAGTTGAACTGCTATTTCAAGACTAGGCAAAAAAATAAAACTGCTGTTGATAAGAAACAACTTAATGCCTACCATTCTCCATCGCCTATGAACGAGTTGTGCGAATACATTAATAGATGGGAACAAAAGAAACTTTTATGGAATAATAGTCAAATTAATACTGGTTGTTATTTAATCAATCATGATGTTGTTTTAGATGATAAAGAGCTTTCCAAAAAACTTAGAGCTATAAATAGGGATTTTATTGCTGAATGGCAACAATGGTTAAAATTAAAAGATAAAAATCCTTTGGTTGATTTAAATCAATGTATAAATAAATATCGTGATATTATATTACAATTGGATGATAATAGAGAGAAGTTGGCAAATTATTATATAGATGTGTGCTATGCATCAATAAATACAAATAAAACATTGTGTTGGAGTATATTTTCAGATATAATCTTGCAAAACTTAGCAAATAATTCGCCAAAAGAGAAATATACTATTATTACAGAAGCAAATGATATGACTGAAAATGCTTTTGAATTTCTGGGCAAATATTATATTATGATAGAGGGCGAGAAAAGTGTACAAATATAAAAGATGGTCAGACTATTTTGATGCATATTTAGAAAGCAATAATGAGAAACAGAAAAAACTAATAAGGGCGGCTTTTATACGCCGTCTTTTTAGTGATACAATGGAGTATGAATGTATGTTTAATGGTACTTATGAAACGGTAAAGGGAGATAAGCTGGCAGACTATTTTGATATTGATGTTAAGCAAAAGGATTTATTTATTAAATATTTTGTTGGTAAATTATTTGATTATTATAAAGACGAAAAAAGCTTTGAACAATATTTGGTTGATAAGAATTCGATATATATCAATGAAATTACGGCAGAGAATCTATATGATACTTATAGCACTGATTATATGATTGAAAAATACATTTATAGAAATTTGTATAAATATGTTAAGAGTGCATTGAAGAAGTTAGAGAATGGCGTGTATTTTCAATGTCAATGTTGTGGTGGAGTGTATAAAAAGAAAAATCCTTTATATAAGACAAAGCAAAAATACTGTGATAATTGTAGGAGGCATTTCTAGTACCCTACAACTTTTGTGTCGTGGTTCAAGTTTACTTGGAGTTTGATAAACGTTTTTGTATACTATAGAATAGGAGAAGAGATTTAGAGTTTAGGAGTGAATAAAAATGGCGGGAATAAAACGTTATCCAAATGAAATGGAAGATGAATATATTTTTAGAGTATGTGATATGAAAGACGAGCTCGGATATACATGGGAAGAAATAGCCGATGTTTTAAATAAAGAGCTTAATTATGAGTTTACAAGTTCTAAGTATAGAAAATCATATCAATATTTTCAAAAAATGTTTGAGGCAAATAAGCACAAATATCTAGACGGAGAATTAGTTTCTGAAATAGATATTAGACAAGATGATTTATATAAACAAGAGGTTAGAACAAGAGATTGGCTTAATGAAAAAAGAAAAGTATTACGTGATGAGGCAAGAATTGAGATTTTAAAAGATGCTATTAGGGAGCCTATTCAAGATTTGCCAAAATTAGAAGTAAAGACTGTAAAATTTGACCGTGAAAATAAAAAAGAAGCTATTTTGGCTCTTTCAGATTGGCATTATGGCGAAATAGTGGAGAGCTTTTTCAACAATTATAATGAAAATGTGTTCTTAAAGAGAATTGATTATTTAACACAAGAAGTTATAAGATATTGTGAAATTAATAATGTTGCTATATTAAATGTTTTAAATTTAAATGATTTAATATCGGGCAATATTCATGTATGTAATAGAGTTGCCGAAAGTGTTGATTCTATACAACAAGTCAAATATGTATCAGAGGCTTTGGCATGTATGCTTAATGAGTTTGCAAATAATATACCTTATGTTACATACAGAAGTAGTACTGACAACCATTCTCGTCTTAACAAGAAGTATGACGAACACATAGAAAAAGAAAGTTTAACCAAGCTTATAGATTGGTGGTTAGAAGAGCGCCTTAAAGATACAAATGTTATTATGAAACATGATAATCTTTCAGATGACATTGGTTGGATAACTTTATTTAATCATAAAAATGTATTTTTCTCACATGGGCATAATGACAGTATTGTTAATTCTATCTCAGATTATAGTCTATCAACTGGTGTGCGTGCAGACTATGTAATCTTAGGACACTTTCATGCAGATAGAGAAATGGCAATTCAAGGTTGTAAAGTCTATGTTAATGGTAGCTTAATTGGTGCAAATAATTATTCTATATCAAAAAGATTATTTGCTAAGCCATCTCAGTTATTATTGATTTTTGATGGTGATAATGAAATAGATATTAGAATTAATATGGATTCTGTAAAATAAAATTTTCTTGTGTAGTTTTTTACAGTTAGTACACAAGAAAACACACAAGAAAATACACAAGAAATTCAGCAGAAACATTTGAATATGTCTCTGCTTTTTTCATTTTATAGACATTATAGACCTTATAGACTCGCTTGTAAAGGGGGTTTATAAATGGCTATGTATAATCCGTATGATTATAATTTTAATAGACAAGGCAATTACAACTATGGTGTCGCCAATAATATGCCTACATACTCATCTAGTTTGCAGAATAGCATTGCACAACAAAATATGATGGCGGGTCAAAACACCATGTATTTTGAGTGTCGCCCTGTAACCTCTATAGAAGAGGCAAAGGCAGCTACTGTTAAATGGGATGGCAGTCCTGTCGTGCTTATCGACAAGGCAAATAAAAAACATTATGAAAAAAGATTAAATGCTGATGGTACGGCGACCTTTGAAATTTATACTTTGGTAGAAAATGAAACACCAGGTATTTCAGTTGCTGAAAATCAGAATGAATATATAAAACAATTAGAAGATAAAATTTCTATTTTAACATCTCAAAATAACCAAATTTTAGAAAAATTAGAATCTTATAGAGACTTATTTTTACAAAAGGAGGTTATGAATTATGATGCCAATAGCAAATTTAATGCAGATGTTTCAAATGTTGAAATCAAATCAAAATCCAATGCAAGTACTCCAACAAATGGCAGGAAATAATCAGCCTTTAATGCAAGTTTTGAGTGTGGCAAAAGGGAAAACGCCACAACAACTGGAACAGTTTACCAGAAATTATGCAAAAACTAATGGAATAGATATAAATGCTTTCTTGTCCCAGCTGGGCATGAAATAGATTTATAGACATTATTGACTCTTATTGAAATATTGTCAATAGGAGTGATAATATGGTAACAGATGGAACTACACCTATGATGTATGACAACAATGCAGATTGGCTATTATGGATAGTAGTATTGTTTGCATTATTTAGTGGAAATGGTTTTGGCTTCGGTAGAAATGGCGAAGGTTTAACACAAGCTGAACTGCAAGCAGGTTTATACAATCAAACAACAGATAGAAACTTATCTGATTTAAGAGATGCGGTTTGTGAAACTAACCAAAATATTTTAAGAACTTCTGGAAACACAGATATGGCTATTGCAAATGCAAATTATAATTCTTTAGAGCAATTCAAGGACCTTCAAAGTGCCCTACAAAATTGCTGCTGCGAGAACAGACTTGCTATCGAAAAACAAACAAATACATTGGCTACTGCAATACATGCGGAAGGTGAAGCAACTAGAGGTATGATACAAGCCGACAAGATAGACCAACTTAGAGAACAAATTAACTCAAGCAATTTAGCTCTTAATAATGCTAATCTTGCAAATCAAATTATTACAAGCTTACAACCAAAGGCTCCAGTAGCCGCATATCTTACTTGCTCACCTTATATGAGCTCTTATTATGCTTACAATGGCTATGGATGTGGAAATGGTTGCGGTTGCAACGTCTAATTATACAATCCCTTATTGAATTTGAGCGTATTAAGTACGCCTAAATCATAAGGGGTACTTTAATAGTACCCTTTTTTTTATGGACATAATGTCTATAGGAGTGGTATTATGATACTAATATATAACAATGCTTCTCAAAGTGTAGCATCTGGTGGAACAATCAGTATGCCTGTCACAAAAATTTTAAAGGGCACTAGCGCTACTTCTAATGGTGGCACTGGTGTTAAACTAAATCGTTCTGGTTACTACAATATTACATTTGATGTATCAGGAATAGTAACTGGTGGTGGAGACTTGGTAGTATCACTTTATGCAAATGGAGTGGCAATACCAGATGCAACTAATTTGCAATATTCTACCACAGCTCAAAATGGTGCTTTAACTATTAACACTATAGTTCAAAGACTTCCAGACTGTTGTGCGGTTAATAACGATATAACTATTACTGCTGTAGTGACTGGTGGTGCGGCTACAATTAATCATGCTGCATTAAAAGTTACAAAACTTTGCTAATGAATGATGATTATGGTTTCTTCTTTTGGCTAAGTGTTTTAGCAAATATAGCACAATTAGACAGCTGGAGATTGAACAACATTCAAACTGATAATGATACTATTTTAAAATATTTACAATCGCAAGATGATAAGTATCTATCTAAAATTATTGAGCAAAATGAGCATATTATAGACCTTCTTGAAAAAAGAGGAGGTTAGAGATGAACGATTTGGATACGTATGCTAGAGATATGACGCCTGTAAGGTTATTGGGCGATGCAATAAATATATATGCGAATGGTGAGGCTTTACATGACCAATTAAGTCTCTATACGCACATGTGGGGATTACAAGGGCAAAAAAGATATAACTCATATAGCAGTAAATGTGACAGAGAAAAGAGAAGAAAGTTACAACATTATTGTATAGATGTCTTTGGAGAAATTGTTCAACCGACATGGAATTATGATATGACAATACCCAAAGATGTCAAAGAGTATTTCCAAAAATGTTTAGAGTGGGAAATAAGTGTTTATACAAAATTAAACAATGTTATCAATAGTTTGGTGACTGGAGGATATAATAACGAGGCGTGTATCATAAGAGATAGTTTGCCAGATGTGGCAAAGAAAACAGAAAAATTTAGAAGATGGCTTAATGATTTTGAGAAGGCAAATTGGTCGTGGGAGTATATCCGCATTGTAGACACCAAATTACATGATAAATTAAAAGCTGAATATGGCGATGAATAATTTATAAAGAAAGGGTGTTTACGTTGAAGGAATTTAAAAGCAAAATCTATAAGTGTTTTAGTCCACAAATGAAGGACTTTTTATTAGAAAATAATGTTTTACCGATTGGAGAAGAGGACAAGGTGTGGAGTAGAGAGGAAAGGATTAAATATTTGGAAGCCCATGAAATTCCTTATGACGCAGACAAAATATGCGACCTAGAAAGAAAATGTTGGCTATACGAAACCAACGATTACTTATCCGAGCTTCTTACAATGTGGTCTAATAATAAACCTAGATATTAATATATATATCAAGCACATCAGAAATGGTGTGTTTGAGTATGTATGTTAAGATTAAAATTCGAGATTTGGGAGTGATAGAGTGGCTAATATTAAAAAGGTAAACGAGGATAGAAAAAAAGCTACAATGAGTAGAACAGAAAATATAAGAAATAATGTTAAAGAATTATCAAATAAAGTATTTTGTTTAAGTTGTGGCTGTGACGATAGTCAATTTTATAGGACTAACAATCCTAAGTATAAGTTGTGGGGACAGATACCATGGTGCTTGGACTGTTTAACTGAAAAGTATGAATCTTATAAGAAACTTTATAAAGATGATATTAGAGCTATGGTGGAACTTTGTTATTATGTGGATATACCATTTAATGAGCCCATTTATGAAAAGGCTCTTGAAAAAAGCTCAGAGACATCTTTGCCTTTAATGCGAGCATATTTAGCGCTCTATTCAAACTTATCTTACAAGCTTACCGACACACCATGTTTTGGTGATAGTGAAAGGTTTAAAAATATAGAAGATGTTGGGGTTGAAAAGTTAAAAAAAATAGATGACCCAGTTTGGGGTTCTGAATATACGCAACAAGAAATTGATAAATTAAATGGTTATTTTGACGGATTAAAGAAAGACTATGATATTGTTACTACAAGCCATGAAGATTATGCTAGAAAGATTGCTAAAATAAGCTTGGAAATGGATAAGGCTTTGGCAGAAATGTCGAAGGGCGGAGATGATAAGAGGTATCAATCTTTATCTAATATATTCGATAAATTATGTAAATCTGCAAATTTTGTAGAAAATCAAAAAAACAAGAATAGTGTACCTGGAAATTTTAGTACAGTTTTTAATATAGTTGAAAAAGGTAATTGGATTCCCGAATATGAACCAAAAGATGAAGATACCTATGATATGTTACTAGAACAATTTGCAAACATAGGAAAATCTTTGTAGGAGGTGCTGACATTGGATGAAAAAGAAAATGAAGTTGTTCAGTCTACCAAAACAAAGATAAACGATGCTGAATGGATAAAATTTTTATCTTATTATAGGTATTATATAGACAAGTTTGCAATTGACATTTTGGGACTTAAATTGTTTCCTTTTCAGAGACTATTGCTTAGGGCTATGGCAAGAAATCAATATATTATGTTAATATGCTGCAGAGGTCTAGGAAAATCTTTTATTGTTGGTGTATTCATGGTATGTATGGCGATATTATATCCTGGCATAAAACTAGGAATTGCTTCTGGTAAAGGGCAACAAGCCAGAATGGTTATCATACAAAAAATTCAGGGTGAACTTTACAAAAACGAAAATATTGCAAAGGAAATTACTAACATAAAAACAAGAGAAGATGATTGTGTTGTAGAGTTTTCGAATGGTAGCGAAATTAGGGCTATTGTTTTGGGTAAGGCACAAACTGGTGATACGGCTCGTGGTTGGCGTTTTAATGTGGTTTTGGTGGATGAGGCTAGATTAGTTAAAGATGCTGCGATAGAAGAGGTTTTAAAACCTATGACAAAAACCAAGAGACAGGCTATGATAGATGCTTTAGATAGATATCCAGATATGGTTGACACAGAAAGAGGTAAAATCATATTTATTTCATCGGCATATTTAAAGACATGTGATTTATATAAAAGATTTGTGTTATACTATAACGAAATGAAGAGAGGTAATAAAGGCTATTTTGTTTGTTCTTTGGATTATACACCTGGTGTTCGTGCGAGATTTTTAAATGAAGATGAAATAATGGCTGAAAAAGAATCTTCTACAATGACAGAAGATAAGTTTTTATATGAATATTGTGGTGTTTTTGTTGGTAGCTCTAATGAAAGTTATTATCCTTATGAAATAACTACTCGTTCTCGAATATTAACTGATTGCGAACTTGTACAACCAAAGAAAACAACATGTAGTTATGTTATAACTCACGATGTTGCTGTTTCTGATAGTAAGGGTTCGGATAATGCATGCACTCATGTAATTAAACTTAAGCCAAGACCTAACGGAACTTTTATCAAAGAGGTTGTGTTTAGTAAAGTTTTAAACGGCGCATCTTTACAAGAGCAAAGGGATTTTCTTAGAGAATTAGTTCATTTTCAGTTTCCTAACACAGAAAAGCTTGTTATAGATGCTCAATCTGCTGGGCAAGGCTTGTTATCACTTCTTATGGAAACATGGGAGTATAAAAATGCAAGGGGTGAACTTTTTGAGTTTCCACCTTTAATTGCAGATAACGATGAGGATGCTTTGGGTAGTATACCAAATGCAAAACCAATAATTAGGGCAATACAGGCATACAGTAGATTTAATAATGATTATTATCCTTATATGAAAACATGTTTTGAAGATGGAAGTTTAAGACTTATGACAGATTCTTCTGAGGTTATGGATAGATGGAAGAACAAGGAAATAACTGCCGAAGAGTATTTGGTTCATGTAGAGCACGATTTGCTTATACAAGAATTAAGTAATATAAAGCAAGAGTTTACTGACAATTCAAATCAGATGATATATACAAGAATTATAAAAAGAAAAAAAAGAGATAGGGCGACTTCTTTAATGTACGGACTATCTTATATCTGCGATTTAGAGAAAGATAGCAAGGCAAGGCTTTATGCCAAAGAACCTGACATAAGTCAAATATTGTCTTGTGTTGCATACTAAAAAGAAAGGAGACGACCTATTTGAAAAATCAAGAACAAGTTAGTGTTGATGATGTAAAAAAAATTGCACAAATTTTTTCTGAAACATTAGATACGGTAAAAATTAAAGAAACTGATTTTGATGTTGCTGCTTTTAGCAGAGGCTATAAAAATGCAATGGGAGCATACAATCCATTGTTGCAAAATGCTTTAATGCAAGAATTAAGTTTAAATCCCTCAATAACTAATGCTGAGAAAGTTTTAGAAAAATTACAAGATATAAAAAACAATGAATCGGAAGTTATATCATATTCGCAGAATGAATATTTAACTAATATGATATATAAACGTAATTTTGATTATATAGCAAATTTGCCATCTTTTGATTTATCAATACAATGTAAAAATGCTAAACCAGAAGATTATAATAGCAAGGCTTATTTAAGAGACCTTGCTGTAGTAGAAGATTTCTTAAATAAATTTGACTATAGACACGAGTTCAGAAAGGCATTTTTTAATATGTTAAATACCGAAAGCTATTTTTGCATGTTGAGAGAAGATTTGACACCAGATAAATATGTGTTGCAAACGTTCCCTTATAATTATGCTAAAATAACAGCGGAATTTTCGCATGGATTAATAGCCGATTATGATATGAATTATTTTACACAAGCTGGTGTGGATATAAACTTATATCCTAAATGGATAAAAAAGAAATATAATGATTTGTTTAAGAAAAACAAGCCTTATATTCCTTCTAACAATTTGTCTCGTAGGGATTCTCAGTTCGCATTGTGGGTTCAAACAAGTCCAGAAGATGGAGCTTTTGTTTTTAAATTTAATCCTAATTTTATTACAAATGTTCCTTATTTTTCTCCAATGCTAGCAGAGACTACACTAATGCCTATTTATAGGAAGTTACAAGTTAATCAAGATATAGCTAGTGCTAAGAAATTGATTACTTCACAATGGCCATTGTTAAAGGAGCAAAGAGCAAATATCGCAAATATGCTAGCTATTTCGCCAGAGGTAATGGGACAATTGGTTGGTGCGTGTGCTAAGGCTTTGGGCGAAACATTTAACATAGTAAATTTACCTTCTGACAAAATAGAAACAAATGAGTTTACAAATACTAATGCTGATGCTTATACTGAATATTTAAAAAATGTTTCTAGTATGTTGGGTGGCGGAAGAAGTATTTTTTCTACTGACAAACAGACTACGGTTGAAACAAATTTGAGTTTAAATATAGATGAAATGTTGGTTTCAAGTGTATATCCTCAGTTTAATAACTTTTTGGATTATAATATTAACAGAAAAACTAAAAAGTTCAAATTTACTTTTACTCTAAGTGGTAGCAATAGTTCTACTTATATAAAAGACAAAATAGACAAAACAATTAAAATGGCTGATAAGGGTGTTGTTTGTATCAATGATATAGCTAACTGCTTAAATAAAAATATTTTCGAATTAAAAAGAGAATTAGAAATGACAAAGGCTATGGGCTTTTCTGATATGTTATTGCCTATGTTAAATATAAATACAATGTCTGATAAAGGTGGGCGACCACAATCGGATGTTTCCGACTTATCAGATTCTGGAATTAATACGAGAGACACGGGTAATAATTTATCTCGTGGCGGAAATGTATAAATAGGGGGAAATATAAATGGAATTAAAAGATTTAAACACAATTTGTGTTCCTTGTCAATTGTCAAAGTTAGGTGATAAACTTAATAGATTAAATGAATGTTTAACATCAGACCCAGTACAAACTTATGATGGTAGCCTATTGACAGAAGAAGAAACGATAGCTTTAGACAAAATGTGTGCTGGTGCGAATCATGTTGCGGTTGGTAGTTTGGTGGCTGCGGTGTTTAATGTTGCTAAAAATGGTGGCGCAATACACGAATTTAATAATGAAGCAAAAGAAATATTAAATAATGGTATTTGCGATGGCTTTAGTCGCTTAAAAATGGGTGATGTGTTTGCATCATGGATTGAAATATTAAACAATCAAGCCCCCGATGTAGACCCAGAAATAATCGAGGTTATTGCTAGTTATGAAACCCCAGGCGACATGGGCGGTGTTCATTTTACCGTTAATCAAGAAACACATGAGGTAATTGTACCAAATGCTGATAAAAATTCGTTTAGTGTAAAAATGACATTGGGTTCAACCCTAACATTAAATTCAGCACAAATGAGTGTGCAAGATAGCGATGGTATGACTATTGCTCCTATTTGTACCGTAGACGGTTATCCTTCAACTCTTGTTGTTACTAAGGGCTCAAAATCTGTTACTTATACAATGAAGGTTAGCGAATAACTTAAATATAATTGGATGGTGAATTAAATGTTAATTAGTGAAAAAACTTCTAATGCTATTGATAAAATAGTACAAAGAATGTTTTATATGAATAGACTTTGTGATAATATTGTTACGAATATGTCGGTAAATTGGTCTATGAATAAGGCGGCTGAAATATTTCATAAAGGTATAGCACATAAGTACCCACTTGTCGCAGATACTTATTCGGAGATACAAGATTTCTTTAATGTTAGAACTAAATATTTAGAAACGGCTGCTGATACCGTGGAATACAAAAATTTAATTGACGCTATGCAACGTGTATTAGATGAGCTTTTAATCACTAACGATATAATTATAGATGCTATTGAGATAGCAAGAGAAGAACAGGATATAAATGCAAAAGTGTTATTAGAACAAAGATTAGTCGAATTAACACCTTACATTAATCAACATATTTTGTTAAGGGATAAAGCTGTGGCTTATGGCGACAATTATGTTGCTTTTGACCATGACTTTAATGACTTTTATATTTTAGGCGGTGAATAGTATGTTTATAATAAATGGCAAAGATTTAAAGAATGGCAAAAGATTTAATAAAAATCAAGCTGATTGGCTGATAGAAAACGGATTTTGTTTGTTATCAGTTGTTGACGGCGAATATATTTTTTCAGACACCGAAGAATTGAGAAACATATTATCATTTATGCCCAAGGAATTGAGGGGTGAATAAATGAATAGACTTAATTTTTCTGTTGAAAATATAGAAGAAGTAAAAGATAGTGCTAATAAGGATTTTATAACTGCAAAAATAAAAGCTTTTGCAGATGGTGATAATAGGCATCATTTATACATATCAGAGGATACTTTAAAAAATGCGGCAGATACCATATATGACAAACCATTGGTGTGGGTATATGATGAAAACACGGATGACATAGGTTCTCATGACCCTAAAGAAACACCAGTGGGTTTTATACATCGTGAGAATAATCCTATCGAGTTTGAAGATACAGATGATGGTAGACATATGTTGACAATAAATGCCAAAATATGGAAAAAATATTCTGGCAGCATACTAGATTTTTTTAAAAGAGATGGATTTGAAAAACCAGTTAGTGTTGAGATAGAGTTTCCACCAGAAGCTCAAACCCAAAATGATGATGGAATGACTGAAATAACTGAGTTTACCTTCCAATGTATCACAATTTTGGGCAGCAATGTTACGCCAGCCATACCCGATGCTTGTTGTATCACAGAGGAATTTGCTATTGCAAAAGAAAATTATTTAAAAGAATTTGCAGAAAAAAGTAAGATTGAAATAGATAACAGTAAGGAATCGGCTGTTGGCGAAAATGCTAAATGGTCTAATCCAGGTAGAAAATTATATAATCCTATAATTAACGCAAGTAACAAACAAGCTCTTGCAAAAGAGGCTTATTTAGTTATAGAAGGAGAAGATTGGGAGGAATCCCCTTCTACTTCGTTGAAATATCCACACCATGTTATAAAAGATGGTAAGTTGGTAGTAAGTATTAGTGGTGTCCAAGCCGCATTTCAGCGTGCCTCTCAACAAGGCATAGTTGAAGGCGATGTTAAAGCACATTTGTTAAGACATTATAGAGAGCTTGGATTAAACGAAGAAAATTTTCAAGAAAAGGAGGAGAGGGATTTGCCAAACAATGAAGAGGAAAACAAGGTTGAAGAATTTGCATTAACAGCCTCACAAATAGATTGTTTATTGTATAATGCATTGGAAAGCTGCAATTTATGGACTAGAACACACGATGATGAATATGTTTATTTTTATAGCTATAACGATAAATGTTGTTATAGAGCAAAATATACTATCGTTGATGGTGTAGCTCAAGTAGACCTTGAAAGTAAGGAAAGAGTCATCGAAGGTGCTTATCAATTAGCATCAGATATAAGTTCAGAAGTTGTAGACTCTAAGGACTTTGAAGAAGAAAAAATTGATAAAGAAGATGACGAAGAAGAGGAAGATTTTCAATCAAAATGTGCAGAATATGAACAAACTATTGCTAAAATGCAAGCTGATATAGATGTTTATATGGCTGAACTTACAGAGCTTCGTGAATATAAGGCACAAAGAGAAGATGGCGACACAAAATTTGCAATTGCTGAATTATTTAATGAAGTTAAAGATGTTTTGCCAAAGGAACAATTCGAAGAGTTTGAAGAAGAGGCAAAAGAAGTTAAATTTGAAGCATTAGAATCTTTCAAAAACAAAGTTAAAGCAAAGACTTTAGATTTCGCTTTACCAGGCATGAAATCTGAAATAAACAGAATGGCTATTTCTGCCCCTATAAAAGAGGAAAAGAAAAAATCATTTTGGTCAAAATAATTAAAAAGGAGAGAAAATAAAATGGGATATGCAATATTACAACCACTTAGTGTGGCAGCTAAGAACGTTGATTCTTACAATATAAACGTTATTAACAAAGAAGATGATATGCCAAACGGAGCTATCATTACAAAAGGTGCTTTAAGCACAGATGCTGATAAATCAGAAGTATATGTAGCAACAAAACCAGCAAGTGCAACATTAGCAAATGCTTATATGGTATATAATCCAGAAGATGTTATCGTTACAGCAGCTGATGGAACACAATATAAAGTTGGCGATTTAAACCCAGGTGCATACACAAATGTTAAAGGTGTTGTTTGTAATGCATTCAAACTACAAGTTGGAGATAAAATATTAATTTCATCTGATGGTGTTACTGGCGAAGAAAATAATTATGCTGTAGCAGCAAACGGAGCTTATACATTAGCTTTCGCAGAAAATGCTGGTGCTACTGGTTTAGCATTAAAGAAATTAGCTAAAACATATATGAGCATTGGTACAAAGTTCGGTTCACAAAGAGTAGTAGCTTATGAATTTGAAGTTGAACAAATATAATAAGGAGGGCATAAATAATGAATAAAATGACAAGAGAAGTTTTGGCATTTGCTAGCAATGACGCTGACAGATTAGCTGGATATGAAAATTTTGTTGAGTATTTTAATGCATATAGAGAACATAAAGATAAAATTGGCGAATACACAATGGCAGAAGCAGATAAAAGAATGTTAGAATTCTTTACATCAGAAGTTGAAAGATATTCTAATATGAAAGCATCAGCTTATCCAGATATGGCAATTTTTGCCAACTTTACAGCTGTTAAAGAAGCTGCATTTGCAATCGTTGGTATGATTACAGACCTAATCATTCCAGATGTTTTAATTAAAGATTTGGGAACTATTTCAACAATCGCTAACGGTGGTTGGGGAGATACTCTAAAAGTTGATATTAAACCAAGAGATTTATTCGTTGTTTCAAAAGGTGGAAGAGCTAAAAGAAGTTTTGACATTAAGAGACAATGGAATGGAACTGAAACAATCGTTCCAGAATTAAGAGCTATCACAGTTGGTATTTCATTATATGATATATTAACAGGAAAATATAGCTTAGCTGAATTTGTAACAAAAGCTGTTCTTTCTATGGAAAATCAAATGAGAACAGATATTTATGATGCATTTGCAAAAGCTATGGATGAATTAGGAACAGCAAGCTCACCATTAGCTGTAACTGGTTATACTCAAGATACAGCTGTTGCTTTGGCACAAAAAGTTCAAGCTTGGAATGGTGGTGCTCCAGCAGTATTCTTAGGAACAAAATTAGCTTTAAGCAAAATCTTACCAGCCTCAACTAATTACAGATATCAATTAGGCGATGAATATGTAAGATTAGGACATGTAAGAGATTTCTTCGGGTTTAACGTAGTTGAATTAGAACAAATTGCTGATATGTCAACAGAATTTGGTTTGAAATTACCAGATAATAAAATATTCGTAGTTTCTCCAACACAAGATAAATTAGTTAAATGCTTTGTAGAAGGAAGCACATTAACACATGTTGCTGATAATTTTGCTAATGCAAATCTACAAGTTGAAACAACTTTAATGAAATCTTATGGTGTTGGTGTTGCTACATCTGCTATCGCTGGTGTAATCACACTACAATAGGTTGACTTATGGGGCGGTATATCCGCCCCGATACTTTGAATAAAAGGAGAATAAATTATGGCTAATACTAAAAATGCAAAGAATGATACCAATGCTAAATCCAAAAAAGAAGAGGTTAAATCTGTAAAAACGAATGAAATTGAAGATTTAAAAAATGAGAACAAACAATTAAAGGATAGCATAGATGATTTAAAAGTTAAGATAGCTTTATTATTAAATAATGCACTACCTAAAAATAGTGACGACACAGAAGATATAGAGGTTATTTCAATGTGTGGTCAAATGCTTAATTTATCTACAGAGGGCTATGGTCACGGAAATATTTATAGCTTTAATAAATTTGGAGAATCAATGCCTATTCCTAAAGATGAGTTAAAAAGAATTATTTTAAATAACCGTAGTTTTGCTGAACAAGGATTATTTTATGTAAACAATAATGATTTTGTAAACACAATAGGCTTTTTAAAAGTTGCATATAAAAAAATAATCAATTATGATACTATGAATAGTTTGTTTTCACAAGACCCTAAATCTTTTATGGAAATGTTTAGAGGTTTAACTAATGCGCAAAAGGATACATTTGTTTCATTATTGGTTGATAAAATCTTAAATGGCGAACAAATAGATATGAATATTGTACAAGAATGTGGAAAAATCATTGGTAAAGATATAATGAAAGAAGTCAATATTACAAGAGAAATTTATAACAAATAGGAGGTGTTATCGTGACACCTTATAGTGATATTATTGATTTGGCAATGCTTTCTTTGAAGGATTACCACTTGGATAAACTTTGGAAACAATCAGAAACTTTGTTTTTAACGGAAATGCAAGGTTACTTGATAAGAGGATTGCCGTTGTTTGCAAATTGCAAAAAAGATTTGTCGGACAGAGATGATAGCATAGATGACCCGTCAAATGCACACTTTAATTTTGATTTGGATGATATGGAAAAAAATATTTTGGCAGACTGTTTAGTTATAGTTTATTTAGACCAAGCAATTTTTGACATTAGGCAAATCACAGGAATGATGCAGAATAAAACGGAAGCTACCAGATATTCGGAGGCAAATTTGTTGAAGGCGAAAGATGAGTTGCGTTCGGCAAAAGTAGAAAGACTTAATAGTCAGCTAACCAACTACGGGCTAAAAGATGCAGACTGGGCGAGAATGGTGGGTGGTATTAGTGGATAATAAATATGAATTAAATTTTTCTATTCAGAACAAAACACAATATTTCGTTAATTTAAGAAATAAAATTTGGAAATTACTACCCATATATGAAGGACGAGATAAAGATAAAAAAATAGTATATCCTGCTGATGAGGCATATAGTAACTTTTATCAAAGTTTAACGAGAATTGTAACAGAAGTTTTAGGATTAAAAAATATTTATAACGATAGTCCTCAATATGCGGAGCTTTTATATATATTAGAAGGTATGAAAACATTCTCAGAAGCAGAGCATGATAGGGTAAAAGATGTCGTGCTTTATTGTTGTAATCTGTGTGAAAAGATGAAGGAGGAGTGTTTAAATGGCATTGAGATATTATGATGCTGCCTCTTCTTTACATATTCCACCAGAAGATGCTTATAAAGAAGATTATGCAGAAATGTATGACTACTTGTTTGCAAATGCACCGAATGCTTTTAGAGATGTCGAAATAGAAAAAGAATATGGAACTAAATGTTTTATTCGTACTCGTGCACGTATAGATGCTGTTGTAAGTGATGTTGCAACGGGGCTTAAGGTAGGAAATGACTTTAAGCACTTTGTTTTTCCGCCAGACAATCCAAGATTGGCAATGGGTGATTTAATAAGATGGAAAAATAGTTATTGGTTGGTTACTAGTACAAACGATTACGGCAGTATTAGTAATGGCTGTGTTGCTAGACGTTGTAACAACTTATTACGTTGGATAGACGATAATGGCAATATAATTATCGAACCGTGTATATTAGATTATCAAATTGGCGAAAACATGGACTATAAGGGCAAGGAGTTAAGCTTAACATCTGGTTTCCAGAGACTGTGGTGTCAAAAGAACTTAAATACCATTTCAATACTTCCTAATAAGCGTTTTATTTTTGGGGTAAAAGAAAATCCAAGAGCTTTCCGTATTGCTGCCGATGGTATAAGAAACTTTTTGAATACAGAGACAGAATGTAATTATTCTAAATCTATGATAGAAATATCTTTTGCTGGTGATTATTTTAATGATGAAGTTGATAATGCTGAATTATTAATTGCAGATTATTATAGGGCAAAATTTTCTATAAAAATAGAGCAAGATAATGTTGAACAAATTGTCGGATTTAAAACACAGTTAGTAGCAATTGCACAAAAAGACGGGAAACAGTTGGATGTTCCAATAAAATGGAAGAGCGACAATGAGGATGTTTGCGAAGTAGACTCTGAGGGCAATATAGAGTTGAAGGCTATAGGGCAATGTAAAATTACAGCTAGCTTTAATAACAATGAGAACGTTTCGGATAGTATAGATATAAATGTTGTTGAAAACATTAATGATGTTTACGATGTGGTGATTACACCTATAGATTATAAATATACTAATGAAATATTGCAAGGAGATACTGTAATTTACGAGTGCAAGCTTTATAAGAATTCTGTTGAGCTGGAAGATACATTTGAGTTCGTTATAAATACAGATATATCTTATTCTAATTACATATTTAATGTAATAGACGGCAATAAATTTTATGTTAAAAACATAAGACAGTCTAAAGGCAAATTAGTTATTAATTGCATTTCTGGAGAGCACATGCAAGAATATATTATTAAATTGAAAGGAAGTTGGTAGTATGGATGACAGAGTAGCTTATGCTAAATATGAACTTCTTGAAGATTTATCATATAATATTATAACTTATTTGTTGCACTCAGAAGATGCAGAGATGCTATGGAAATTATTGTATTATACAGATGCTGACGCATATGAAAAACCTAACTTAACATTAGAGCAAAAGAGGTCTTTGATATATGCTGGGCAAGAAGATGCAACAAAATATAGAATTTTTATGGATAAAAGTATGGCAGATGGTATATGGACAGAAGATACTTATTTGAGAATTTTTCCATTCGCACTAACACCAGAGAACAGAACTGTTGGCATTTGTACGGTGGGCTTTCAAATTTTTTCACACTTCAAGGTAAACACTTTAAGCAATTGCAGAACGCGTATTGATACTATAGTTAGTACCTTATTAAAGGCTCTTAACGGCGTAGATATTAATGGTGTGGGTGTCTTATATTTTGATGAGAGAAGGAGTAGCACATGTGGTATGCTTGATATTGGTGATGCACCATATAGAGGGAAAATATTAAAAATGTGCGTAAATATCGGATGATTGATAAATATGAATTAACAAAAAGCATAACTTATGATATGCCTTTTGTGTATAACGGTCTATCCATTTATCCCATAAAAATGTCTGAATATATGGATTTTCATTTGGCTGTTAATTGTTTGTTGTTAGACAAAAACAGTATTCCAGATATTGATATTTTGTCAATGACCTATTTAGAATATTTGTTTTATTTATATGATGAAAAGCAAGAACCTTATTTAATAATGTTGGGAAATCTGTTGCGTATGGTTTTACATATTGACGATGTTAATCAAATTCGCTTTGATTTAGACAACAAAAAGATTTTAATAGGTAATAATATAATTGATAATGATTTCTTAATGGATATAAAAAGAATTATATTTGAACAAAACTGCATAGAAGATATAGATGAAAATATTCAAAAAGAGGTTAGAGATGATTTGGTGAAAGCTAAAGAACTTAAAATGAGACAAAATAACAACAAAATTTGTTCGTTAGAAGAACAAATGGTTTGTGTTTTAGTATCTTCTAATTTAAAATTGGAAGAGATATATAATCTTACAATTAGGAAATTCAGCAAAATATTGCAGAGGGCTGATTATAAATTACATTATCAGATTTATATGACGGCTTCTACGAGTGGTTTTGTTGAGTTTAAAGATAAATCTTTGATTAAGCATTGGATGAGCAGCTTAGATTCTGAGGATAACTTCGCAGATGTAAAAGTTGAACAAGATGCGTTAGAGCAAAAAATAAATCTCCCAGCATCCTAGTTTGTTGGGTTAAAGAGAGTAACAGTTCTCTGAATTATGATTAGAAATATTGACAATTTGCCCTTTATGGTGTATAATAGATTATGAAGATTGTGTAGGGGGTAAATATGGAGCTAAATCAAGAAAATTTGTATCAAAAATATATAGTTGAAAATTTGAGCAGAAACGAATGTGCGTGTTTGTTTGATTGCTCTGAGACCAAAATTAAAAAAGAACTTCATAATTATGGCATAAAAAAAGATTTAAAACAGATAGCTGCAATTAGGGCAAAAAACAATATTGAAAAGTATGGTGTGAAGTCTCCATGTCAATTAAAGGAAATAGCCCAAAAGGTTTCGGATACCAAAAAAGCATGGACTAAAGAGCAAAAGGAACACATGGTAATAAGTCTAAAAAATACTATGACTGAAAAATATTGTGTTGAAAATGCGAGTCATTTGGGTAGCAATTATTTTAAAAGCATAGATAAGGCAGAAAGACAGGCACTTGCTAAAAAATCTGCAGAGACTTTTAAAAAAAACTATACTAAGGATATCAGTCTTAAAAGAAAACAAACATGTATAAAAAAATATGGTGTTGATGATTATAATAAGTCTGATATGGCAAAGCAAAAGTTTTTAGAAAAGAATCCAAATTACAACATTATAAATAGTAAAGAGCTTTTAACACAAAAAATATTAGAGTTAGATAATCCTACAGTTTATGATATTTGCAATATTTTAGGATATTCCTATTCTGTGGTGTTTAAGGCAATACAGAACTTTGGTCTTAATGATATGATTAAAAAGGCATATTCTCAAACCAACATTTATTGGCACGACTTAATTTTAAAAGAGTTAGGTATCGACATGAAGTATGAGGGTGCTATATTCGCAAATAAGCACAGTAAGGTTGATTTGTATGATGATGTTAGAAAAATAGCAATTGATATTAATCCTACAGCTACACACAATACACAATTTAACCCGTTTCATCCCGAGCATAAATCACACATAGGAACTATGTATCATTTTAATAGAGCTAAAGAGGCAGAGGCAGCTGGTTGGTTGCTATATCAAATCTTCGATTGGGATGATGAGGTTAAAGTTATAAGGCAACTTAAGTCTATATTTGGGCTCAATCCCAAGGTTTATGCTAGAAAATGTGAAGTAAGAAAAATTGAAAAATCTGTTGCAAATTCATTCTTTGATAGATGGCATTCTCAAGATAGGGCTGAGAGCATAGTTAATTATGGTATTTATTATCAAGATGCCCTTGTTGCCGTAATGAGTTTTGGTAGAGCTCGTTTTAATAAAATGGCTCAATATGAATTGATTAGGTATGCTGGTTCGGATATTAATGTCGTTGGAGGCGCTAGCAAACTTTTAAAAGCTTTTATCAAGGATTATAATCCAAAATCAATACTTACTTATAGTGATTATGCCAAAGGACACGGAAAAGTATATGAAAAAATAGGCTTTAAATTTGTTGGTTTTGCTGGTTTAACTGCATTGTATGCACCATTAAATAAACAAGGCGTTGCTTACAAAACTCAAAAGGCAAGTAGAGAATATAAGAAGAATGGTAATGGATTTGCGAGTTGTAAAGAATATTTTAATTCTAAAAATTGGTATAGAATAAATGATGCAAATAATAAAATATGGATATGGGAAAGTTCTGGTTATAATTCAGAGAACTGAATGACACTATAATTGTGTCTTTAAAATATGAAAATTTTTAAAGGAGGAACAATACATGAAAAAGTTTCTTACAAGTGCTGCTGATGTTTATGGTTTTGACGAAAATGATAATCTATTATTCGTAGGTAAAACACTATTAGATTCATCGATTGAAGCAACATTGTCAAATACAGACGTTAGAGCTGGTAAAGGTAATGCTTTACAATACATTTATTACCATAGTGCCGAATTAAATATTGCTGTTACTGAGGCACAATGGTCACTAGAATTCTTGTCATTAAACGTTGGTTCTGCTATTACAACTGGTGCAGATGTGTTCAATGAAGAAACAGTTGCATTAACAAAGGGTAAAGGTGCTGTAACTGGTACACCATTAACATTCTCTACACAAACAATTTATGGTTGGGTTAGCATTCCAGATGGAAGTGATACAAAAGTAGAAAGAGTAGAATTCGATGGTAAAAATTTCCAAATAACAGATACTAACTATGATGGTAATGTATGTGTTAGATATTACAACAGAAATGCTGCTGCTAGACAAATAGTTATCGATTCTGATATGACACCAAGTGTTATTAAACTAGTTATGGAAGCAAACTTAAATAGTTCAGATAAAACAACTAACAGAATTGGTAAAGTTGAAATAATGGTACCAAGAGCTTCAATGACAGGTGCTTTCACTATTAGTATGACACCAGATTCTGTTTCTTCAACACCACTTAATGTTAGAGCGTTAGCTTCAACAGTTTCAACAGGTGGTTGTGCTGGTAACAAATCAATTTATGCTACAATTACAGAAGTAATTGACAATGCAAATTGGTATGATAATGTTGATGCATTAGCTGTTGTTGGTGGCGATTTTACTTTAGCTGCTGATGCAACTAAACTATTAGATGTTAGAGCTGTACCTACAACTGGTGCCGCTTTCAAACCAGATTATGACGATTTAACATTCTCTGTTGTTGATGGAAGTATTACAGTGAACAATACAAATGGTGCTACAAAAGGTACTGTAACTGGAGCCGCTGGCGGTGGTACTGTTAAGGTTACTATTACTAGCAAACCAGAAATAGATGTTACTGTAAAAGTGTCTGCTGGTGAATAATGGATTATTGTAAATTTTCAACACATATAAAAAGTATGGTTGAGGATTATTTGATTTGTACGGTGACTGGAAGGCCTTGTGCCTTCCAACGTTACTGTATAGACCGAAGGACAGCAATACACACAGAGAATGCTAAAACATGTAAATTAAGGGGCGATATAAATGAAGATGGAACAAATGGCACGTAATGAGACTACTCCGACAGAAAGAAATCGTTCTTACAAGAAAAAATATAAGGTAATATTGGTTGCACCTGAATATATAGTATACGAAAAAGACGGTAATGCTAAATGCCAATATGGTAAGTTTGATGTAAAAGTTGGAGATAGTATTGAAATATAATAGCTCGACTCAACATCGAGCTATTGAGATTAGGGTGGTTATATGAAACTTTATGGTAAAAAGCTTATTATTGATGGGGATATATTGTATAGGGATACAGAATATATTACAATATATAATGTGGATAATAATAGGCAATATAAAATTAACTATAATGGACATGAGTATACTACTGTGGTAAATGGTGATAAAATTGTGTTTAAGGTGCCCGAAATCAACTTATCAAATTTTATTTCTATTAGAGTATATAATTTAAATGGCGAATATTTAGAATCTACCAATTCGATAGAGTTAAAACCGATTGTAAAAGAAACCATAAACAAGGAAGAAATGGAAAATATACACAAAGAAATATCTGAGTTTGAAGGCAATATAAATTCTTTAGTAAGCACATTACAAAGCAAAATGCAACAATTGGATGATGAACTAAAGGGCATTTCTGTTAAAGGATTGGAAAATGTAAGAAATTCTTTTAACGATGAATTTGATAAAATTATACAGCTCATAAATGGTTTAGACTTTTATAATAAAGAATATATAGATAGTTTGCCGTTTTTAAAAGAAAATGATTTGGATGGTATAAAAACACAATATAATAATTTGTTGAAAGATTTTGATGTTTTTATTAATGATATTTCCGAGTATGATAATAGTGAAGATATAAAGGGCATAAATGACAAGATTGAAAATATGCACTCTGAGATAGTTGAGTTAAATAAAAAAATCAATATGATTAATATAAGCATCGTTGGCTTTAATAATTTTATGGAAAAATATAAGAACGATTATACAAAATTAGAAAAGCAATATAACGGTATTTATACTAGTTATGTTGAATCACAAAGTTTAAAAATTCCTTTAAGGGGAGCTACAAATATTGAGCCTTTTGTTTTTGTGGATATTGTAGATGGGAAATTTAAAACTTATAGTTATAATCCTCGAAGGAGACCTATTGGAGTAAGTGATGATAGTGGAAATTTAATATATCATGGTATAGCGAAGGTTAAGTATCAAAATGACATACATATTGGTGATTTCGTGTATGGTAATAAAGAGGGCATTGCTGAAAATTATGATAGTGGATTTGTAATAACTGAGATTAATTCTGATAATACTTGTACTATTTTTATATCATAATGGATATACAAGAGTTTATGTTATGGTTACAAACCACCATTATAGGTATTAATGCTTCAAATCTTGATATTAACAAACGTATATTAGAATTGGCTGAGAAAGACTCCAATAATTTTGAAGAACTAAAAAAGTATCTGGAAAATATTTCCAATAAATTAGATAAACTTGTAGACGAGAAATAATTTTAGGGTCATGTTGTTAAATTTAGCAATATGAGAGGAGGAATTACGATGCATGACACCAAGGCACGGCTTATAGCCAAAAATGGAACTGTTTGTATGTTGTGTGGCAGAGAAGTTGGTCGGCACATCGAATGGCATCATATTGTGCCGAAGTGTTACTATCGGAACAACAATCTTCCAATCAACAATGAGTATTCCAATGGAGTGCTTTTGTGTCATGAATGTCACAGGGATATTCATAGCTATAAATATTATAGTGTTGAATATGAATGTGCTATGGAAGAGGCGATTAAAAATCGTAAGGATTAATGAGGGGATAATTCCCCTCTCATATTTTTTTTGTAGAAAATTTATTGAGTTACAAGACGATGTATTCGAGTGATTCAGAAGATAGTCTGCAAAACTATTTACGGCGGTTTGATTCCGCCCATCGTCTCCAAGAAATTTTAAAAACATATTGACAAATATACCTTTCTAGTGTATAATAGAAATTGTAAAACGTTAGGAGGGATATTTTTGAAGATAAAAAATTGTGGGTGGTTTACTATATTAACCATAGGCATGGGTTGTTTGGTTAGCATGTATATGTTATTTTATAGCGGTCAATTGGCTACTTGTGGTCATGAGATTATAAATATGAATAACAATTCCGAAAGAATATTTTTATTTGCCATGTGTCTTATTTGGATGGTTGCATATCTTATATATAAGTCGTGCGTGCTCGAAGCGAAGATTAATACTATAGATATGTATGCTGTGGAAAATAAAATGTTGCAAGAGGATATAAGGGCAATGCTTGATTATATAATTCAAAAGTCGGATGTGGACATTTATGATATTCAACACTTTAACAAAAATACTAGAGAGTTGTTTCTAAAATTATTCTTTGAAAAGTATGGGGGTAAAGAATATGATGTCAATATGGATGACAGAGAACAACCTAGCAAATAATTATGAATATGTAAAAATGATATTAAAATCTTTTGGGCTTGAAGAAAATATTGATTTTTGGTTAGATTATGATAATGCGCTTCGCCTTAAAAGATGGAAAAGTGGATATGAACAAATTTTTAGAATAGTAACAAACGAAGAATTAGATTGTTTAGTCGTCTATATGCGTTCGATTAAAAACAATTTGCAACAAAAAGAAAAATACCATGTGTATAGAAAATACGATGGCGAGCCATGGCTTTTTGGTGGTTCTGATGCGTGGTATGATTGTATAAAGATGCTGGTTGGTGGTGAATAGAGTGGATGATTTAATAAACTTTTTGATAGACATATTGAGCTATGGCTTTTTAGATGCCTTGACTGTATGTTTTGTTGCTTATACTATAAACTACAAAGATATAAGCTTGAGTGATATAATTAAGCAAGCATTTTGTGTTGATATTATTCTTTGTATAATTAATTTAATTTGTCCACTAGCTATTTATTCTCAGTTATTTATGAGTTTAGGTGTTGCTATTTTCTTTATTTTATATAATAAAGAATATAGTTTAAATAAATATTTAATATACTGTTGTCCAGTAATTGCAATAAGTATTTTAGAGTTCTTTATTGCCCATATTGTTGACAATATATTTAGTATAGAATTATTATTTGGAGTAGTCAATTCTTTTTATAGGCTTTGTGCTTATGGCTTGGCAAAGTCTATAGTATTTATAATATTTTATACATGGAGGCGAATACGCATGAAAATAGTTCTTGGTGGAGTTGTAAGAAGATAGTTTCTTTTGAACATTATAGACGGACAGCGGTGGCTAAGCAATTAGTCACCGTTTTTTTATCTATATGAAACATAATATAAAGAGGTGTAACATGGATAAATTTTTATTGTGGATTGCAGATTGGCATAATGACATGTTAAGAAAACGTGGCATTATAAATGATGCAAACTATTCAGATATAGATTTAGTGTTTAGGGGCAATATGTATAATGTTATAGCCACTATGTTATTTTTAGTTATAGGTGTAATATTTAATTGTTTTAATGAAATATTAGCTATGTTTATTAGCTTTAATATTATTAGAAATAGTTGCGGCGGCTGGCATTCTTATGGTAATTTAAATCTTTGTCTTATAACATCTCTTGTTGTTTTTGGGATAGGGGTTTTTGTTTCAATATTCTATTCACACACATTTTTGTTTTGGATGATATCTTCGCTTTTATCTATTATATATATTTTTTATAATTCTCCTTACGATGAGTGTGGTTACCAGAAATATGAAGTTAAGTTTGATGCTCTAATCATTTCGACATTGTTTTTTATGTTAGGTTACGTTTTATGTAGACTAGGATTAAATAGCATGGGCATATCTATGTTTATGGGCATTTTATTTTCTGCGCTATTAATGTGTAGAAAAATAACTAATTTTTTGGAGAAATTAAAATGAATAAGTATTTTTTAACATATAAAAAGGATGGATATACATACTTTAACCCATTTAAAAATAAAGGCGAGATTAAACAATTTATTTCAGATGATTTAATATTGTTAGATATAAAGAAAATAAAATTTATAAATATAGTAAAGTATTTTGTTTATATGACCATTATGAAAATTTTTGAGAAATATAAAAAGATAGATTTCTGTAATTATGTAGTTTATAATGACGAGAAACATAATGCCTATGAGATGACGGATATATATAGTCTTTATAAATTATTGCACAGGTTTATAAAAGATACTCAAAGGAACATTATAGATGTTGGATGTGGCAAGGGGCTATCTTTTTTAGTATTTAATAGCTTTTTTAAAGCAAAGTCTGGCATAGATTTTAATAAAGAACTATGTAATACGGCAAAGAGAAATATGAGGGCTTTAAATATAGATGCTCATATAATGAATAGGGATGCAGATAAATATAATTGTTTAGCAGATTATGATTTTATTTTTATATTTAATCCCTTTTATGGCGAGAGTATGGAAAATTTAGTATTAAAGATTAAGGGACATGATGCGTGCATTATATATCATAATCCAGTTTGTAAAGATATATTGACAGAAAACGGATTTATCGAACTTAAGAGCGTTAGAGATGTTTTGGGTTTTGAGATAAGTATCTTTAAGGAGGCAAGAATATGACATTATTAGATTATATCAAATTTATTGCTGAACTAATTACCTCTATAGGCGTTATTGGTGGTTGTGTTATATGGATATATAATGCTAAGAAAAAAGGCAAAAATTGGGCTAAGCAATGGGTAAGAGATTGTATTAATTTGGATGATATAAAGGGGCAATTGACGGCTATAACTACCGAACAATCTTTAAGAGAAGAAAGATTAAAGGTGTTAGAACAGGTTAATTTAATTCAGCTTAAGGCTAGATTAAAACCTTGTTGCTTGCATATTTTGAAAAGAGGCATTATATCACCTGCGGAGTTTGAAGTATTAACTATCGTTGCAAATTTATATTTTAATTTGGGCGGAAATGGCACTATTAAACATTTGTTAGAGCAAATTGAAAAATTGCCTATAGGGGAAGTAAATGAAGAAGATGAAATTTTCTAATTTTAAAGTGCAATTCTTATGTGCAAAATCTGCACTTTAAGATTGCTGATGAGCAGATATGATACTGCTCATTTTTAAAGACCTAAAAGATAAAATACACATTTTATCTCCAAAACACCCCTTGGGGCTGTAGGGTTTGCCGACACAAAGCATCGGAATAAAATCTTTTTAAGGGGGATTTGGTAAAAAATGGTAATTATGGGGTTAGATTTAGCCACATTATCAAGCGGGTGTAGCATTTTAGATAAAAAGGGGAAGCTAATTTATAATGATATTATTATGCCCGATGCACACTTAGATATTATGGATAGAATGGCTTACATACAAGGCGAGATTAAAAAAAATATGCTTAAATATAAGATAGATATTGTGGCATTAGAAGATGTAGTTATAGCAAATAGTAGAAATATGGAAACTTCTCATAATCTGTTATTTCTAGTAGGCATGATTTTGGGGTTATGCAATGAGCTTGGCACTAAATATATCTTATATTATCCTTCCAAATGGAGAAAATTAGCTGGTGTATATAATGAAAAAATGACGGCTGAACAAAGGAAAAGAGAGTTCCAAAAGCAAAGAGGTATAGAGTTAGCCAATCAAATATTTGGGCTTGATTTAAAATGGATAAGCGATTATCAAGACAAAAAGATACATGATTCTGATAAGGCGGAATCTGCATTAATAGCATTGGCTGTGTTGAAGGAGATGAGAGAAAATGGCGGTTTATAATCAAATTTATACTAAAGAAAAGTTTAGTAGGGTATATCCAGAAAACAGACGTATATTGGAAGATTTTGTAATCGAGTTAAGGCAAACCAAAAAGAGTAATGGTACAATTAAACAATATACAAACGATATACGTATGGCATATATATATATGTTAGATTATTGCGATAATAAGAGTGTATTAGAAATGACTAGACGTGATTTTAGGGGTATGTCAATGTGGTTCTCAGATACATGTCATATGTCTGCGGCAAGAGTTAATAGGATATTATCTTCTTTACGTTCTTTGTTAGATTTCGTTGAAGATGAGGAAGAATATAACTATAATAACAATGTTACAAAGAGAGTTAAAGGATTACCGAAAAAACCAGTTAGAGAAATCTGTTTTCTAAGCAATGATAGTATTATGAAACTCGAAGAGAGATTGTTAGGAAAAAAAGAATATCAAAAAGCAACACTAGTTATGTTATTATATGATAGTGCTGCTAGACGTAATGAAGTAGCTCAAGTCAAAAAATATTCTTTTATGGATAAAAACAAATCTTGTACTAATAAAGTTACTGGTAAAAGGGGAAAGGTATTTCCATTGATATATCATTCTGAAACTAAAAGATGCGCAGAATTGTGGTTAAAACAAAGAGGCGATGATGACATTGATGAATTGTTTATACTTGAGGAAAATGGCGAAAAAAGACCAGCGAGTGACAAAAATATATATAAATGGATAGTGGGTCTACGTAAAGAAATTGAGGCTATAGATGGTAAACATGCTGAATTTAATGTTCACTCGTTTAGACACTCGGCAATGGAAAATTATTCTACTGGTACACACTATTTTTGTATAGAGCATGGTATGAAAGGCATAAGTTTAGAAAAGCTTAGTAAATTGGCTAATCATTCTAATATAAGCACTACACAAGGATATTTAAAAGATAAAAGCATGGAAGAACTTGAAGAGGTATTTGGAATTTCTTTAAGTGATTAGAAAGGATGTTTTGTTTGGGGCTGTGTAAAAAAATATTTGTTATCTTATTCTTAATGTTGTTAGGCTTTAGCCTTTTTTATAACATTGGGTATAGTATACAAATTGATGATGAATTTATAGGCTACACGAATAGTAAACACGAAATAGAAGTATTGATAAATGAGTATTTAAATAATACAGAGAATTTGAATGGCGGTTATATTAAAATGAATAAAAACATTAAATATAAACTCGCCATTTTTTTTAGTAGTAAAGAGATAGAACAAAAGGATATAATATATTTTCTTCGTAATAACAGCACTAGATATTACAAGATGTTTGTTTTGGAAAATAATGGAAATAAATTATTCTTATTAAATTCTGGTGATGCACATACTATAGCAAATGACCTAAATGAGTTTTCATCAAATGAAAATGTTTGTATATCTGAATATTATGACACTTTTCTTATATGTAGCGAAGAGGCTGAAATAAATAAATTTGTTTCTGATTATAAAGATAGCACAATAAACGGTTACTATTACAGCTTTAAAAAGCCCATATTAAGAGGAACCGTAACGTCTCGTTATGGTGGTAGATGGGGAAGAATGCATAACGGTATAGATATTGCAGATAGTTTAGGGACTGAGATATATGCCTCGCAAGATGGTAGTGTTATTTTTTCTGGTAATGCTGGTGCTTATGGCAATCTTATAAAAATAGAGCATAAATATGGATATGTTACTTATTATGCACATTGCAATAAGCTTTTGGTTAATGTTGGAGATTATGTTAAACAAGGGCAATTAATAGCAAAAATGGGTAGTACAGGACGTTCTACAGGTTCTCATGTGCACTTTGAGGTTAGACATAATGGGAAAATATTAAATCCTTACGATTGTATTTTGGGAGATTAGGAGGCAATTATGAAAAAAATAAAATTGAAATTTGAGAATGAAAAAACTAAGACTTTAGATTGGAATGGTCAAAAATTTAAAGTTAATCCTATAATAAATAATGAAAATAAATTATATATATATAGTGAAATAGAAAGATGCTATAACGAAAGGATTAAGGAAAAAGAGGCTGGCATTCCTTTGAATATGGGATTATCTGCCGACTTAGATGTTATAGTATGCTCATTGCAAACAAATGTGGACTTAACAGATGTGTCTTATGACGATATGGTCTCTTCGGGCTTTATTAGTTTGGTTAAAGGAAATATTTATAACTATAATGAAGTCAAAGATGATGTTAATAGTTTAATATTCTCGCTAAGACTTGAATCTATGATACCAGATTTAAGCGATATATTTGACGGAACGAATGTTTTTGAGGGTATTGAAAAGAAGTCTCCAGAAGAAATACAAAGATTAATAGATTTATTAAAAACTGTAGGTGAAGAGCATGACACAGTTGATACAAGTAAATCAAATAACTAGTCTAATTGTTGCACAGGTAAGAAATGCAATAGGTGAAGTTGCGAAAGAAATAACAGAGGAGCTTTATAATAATTTAACTGGAATTTATATGTATCCAAGAAGCGAATTTTATGAAAGAACAAATGACTTCTTAAATGCATTGATAAAGCCACATGTTCAGGTTTCTGGAAATGAAGTTTCTGTAACCATAGGTATGGATGCTACTGCTATAATTTCAAATCCTAGACCTACAATTATGAATTCTTATTTTGGTGAACATTCAAGCTTTGACGGGTCTGATAGGTGGAAAGGCGAAAATATTGGTCAAGCATTATTGAGCTGGTGGGATACAGGTACTACAAATAGTGTTGCACCGTCTTTACCACAAACCGATTATTGGTATGATGTTTTTGGAGATAGGGGCTATAAGGATTCGCCAAACTACCAAAAATTAGATAAATTGGTAACGGATAAATTATATGAGAAATTATCGAGGTTTGGAGCTTTTAAGAGAATAAACAGCGGGGGTGATTAATTTTGGGTGAAAAATATGCGGTTCAGATTAAGGCAAAAGTCGTTACAGACCAAGCATCAATAGATGCTGCATATAAAGAAATTGCACAAGTATTAAATAAGGAAGTAGGTTATTTAAAAGAACAAGAAAGAGTTACGGCTAATATTAAGCAATTAAATGGCGAGACGGTTAAAACCGTTTTGACAAATAATAGTTTAAGTAAACAGACCACATATAATAATAACGAACTTTATAACTTAAAAAAACAAATTGCAAAAAAGACTGAGGAAATTGAAAGAAAATTAAAACAAGTAAATGAATCAGAATATGGAATAAAAATGTCTGCAAAAGATGAGTTGGCTATTCGTGAAAAAATGGATAAATTAAAAAGCATCAATATTGCTGATGAAAAAGATATATCTGTTTTACGTAATTATAACAACGAGTTAAAAAATGTTTCTGACCAATTCAAAAATGCAACCAAGTCGACAGAGGACTTTAGTGAAAAAATAAAAAAAACATTATCTTCTTTGGTTAGTTGGGCTGCTATAGTTAGGTCTATAAAGTATGCCGTAGATACTGTCGTAGAGCTAGATGGTGCCTTAACAGAATTAAATAAGGTTACGGATATTAGCTCGGAACAGTTAAAGGATTTGACTAGAAGAGCTTATGAGGCAGGAGATAGCATTGCTCACACGGGTAAAGAAGTGATAGAGGCTACAACCGAGTTTGCCAAAATGGGTTATACAACCGATGAAAGCTTAAAGCTTGGACAATTGGCTTTGCTATATACAAATATTGCCGATGAAGAAGTAAGTGCTGGCGAGGCTGCAAGTTTTATGATATCACAGATGAAGGCATTTAATATATCTGCCAGCGACTCTATACATATAATAGATGCAATAAATGCCGTAAGTAACAGATATGCTGTTTCATCTGCAGATTTAGCCAATTCCATTGGCGCTGCATCCGCAACATTAGCCGAGTCAGGCACAAGTTACGAAGAAACGCTCGGTCTATTAACTGGTATTGTTGAAATAACACGTGATGCTAATAAGGCAAGCACGGCATTAAAAACAATAAGCCAAAGAATTAGAGGTGTTGGCGAAGATATAGAGGACAGCTCGGAATATGTGGGTAAGCTTCAACAGGCATTTGATAAGCTGGGAGTAAATGTACAAATAGTTAAAGCGGGCGGCGCAATGGAAAGCTCTTATAATATTCTTTCGGCTTTAGCAGAAAAATGGGATGACCTTACGGACGCTGAAAGACAGAGCATAGGAGAGCTTGCCGCAGGTAAGAATAGAATCACAGAGTTTAATGCTCTTATGTCTAACTTTGACACTACAATGAAGGCTACTGAAACGGCTATAAATTCTACTGGCTCAGCAATGAAAGAGAATGCTGCTTACTTAGATTCTATTGAAGGAAAATGGAATGCTTTGGTTTCTCAGCTACAAAAAATGATTTCGGAAGGTAGTCTTGGTGAAATAATAAAAGACTTTTTAGATTTGGCTAAAGCCTCACTAGAATTAATAGAAGCTTTGGGTGGATTAAAGCCTATTTTAGCAGGAATAATTAGTTTTAAAGCTGGTTCTGGATTATTAAAACTTTTGGGTGGCGAGAACGGTATAGCGGGTGGTCTTGCAATACTGAAAAAAGGATTTATGGGAATTTACACTAGCACACAACTCGCTGGCGGAGGAATAAAGGGATTTGCTGCGGCTATTGGTTCTGTGGTGTCTGGGCCATTAGTAGCTTTAATAGCGAGTATTACTGGATTGATTGCATTATTAAGTTATGCTAGTGGCGCTTTTGATAGAAATGTACAGGCACTAAACGATGCAAATTCTGAATATGAAAAAATGGAATCGCAGGTCAAAGATACAGAAGAGCAGATTGCATCTATAGATAAACAAATTGAGGAGTTGTCAAAAAATAAAATAGACTTGGTAGACCAAGCAAGTATAAGTAAATTAAAAGAACAACGTGCTGAATTAGAGAAAACCTTAGAAATACAAAAGAAACTGGCACAAATAGCAAAGGCGAAAACTAGCGAGGAAGCAAAAAAAGGAATCGCGGGCTGGGGACAGTATAGCTATAACGAGCTTTTTGCTGCGGGTGTAGATACAGACAAAATGAGTTTTAAAGGTTCCGTACCTCTTAGCAACTTTACAGGATATGGTAATGTTTTAGACCAAACCACAGCATTATTAGATGCTAACAAAAAGCTTAGATTTGAAATAGATAATTTAGACAAGAGATATAGCGAATTAGATACAACAAGCGAAAATTATGAAAAACAGGAGAAGGCTATAAGTGCAGTAAGAGAAAGAACACAAAAGGTATTAGAAAAAAACAACATTATGCTGGGTGATTCTATTACTGTACTTAAGAATTATAGAGACGCAATAGATGAAACAGACCCAGCAAACCAAAAATGGATTACAGCCTTAGATTATATTTTGGACGAATATACTGTTCTTGGTAAAGAGTTTTATTCGTTTAATGACATTGTTGCCGAGATATCATCGGAACAAAAAGTTAAACTTAAAGAATTTGCGGATGCTAACGAATTGACAATTGCTAGTTTTAATGAAAACTTTCCGTTATTGGCACTTTATGCTCAAAAACTTGCTAAAACTTTAGGTGTAGCATACGGAGATATAATAGATAAGCTTATGGAATATGCACAAGCAGTAGATGTAGCGGCAGAAAAAACAATTCAAACTGACGATTATATAAAAAAAGCTGCACAGAGTATTCTTGACTCTAAAACTGCATACAAAGATGTTTCTGCGGCAATTGAGGAATATCAAAAACAAGGAAGTCTATCTGCAAGCACTTTAGCAAATATGATGATTAATTATCCTAAGTATTTGAATGCTTTAAATAAAGAGGGTTGGAATTTAAAAACTCTAAATAAACTTTTAGCAGAGAATACAAAAAAACAAATAGCCAATGCCGAAGCAACAAATCAAAATGCTTTGCAACAAGTGTTTGGAGCAAATGCAACATATGAAATGGCTAAAGCCACGGCAGAATTAAGTTTGCAAAACGCAGAAAAGTATGAGGCAGACCCTTTGTGGTCTATAAGAGCAAAAGAACAAGCTGATGCTATAGCACAATACGAAGAAAGAAAAAAGGAAATAGATGATTTAAAGAAATCTTTAAAGACATTTGACTATGGAAAGAGTAGCTCTACAAAAGATGCATGGAAAGAGGCTTTTGAGACTGAATATAATATGCTTAAGCATCAGTTAAACATGAATGAAATAACTGAACTTGAATATACGAATAGGCTCGAGTCGCTTTACAAAAAGTATTTTGCTAATCGTAAAAAATATTTAAAAGAATATAATAAATACGAAGAAGAGGTTTACAAAAACAGAAAAAGTATTTTTGATGATGAGATAAGTACAGTAGAGCATCAAATTGATTTGTTATCGCACAGAGAAGGTTCAGAGTTAGAACAGATTAATTTTTATAAGCAGCTTCAAGAAAAGGTTAATAAACAAGCTAATTATTATCGTAGTCTAGGCGAAGAACAAAACAAAGAATATATACAAGAGCTACAAAAACAATGGTGGGATTATGCTGACAAAATAGAAAGTCTATATGATTCTATGACCGATGCTTATGAAGAGATGTTGCAAGAACAGATAGATGCACAGCAAAAGCAAGTTGATAAGTTAAATAATGTTGCTAGTGTTGCACAAACCGTAATAGACGAAGAAATAGAGAGATTGACAGCAGAAAAAGAGGCTTTACAAAAGACCAACGATGAAAAAGAGAAAGAAATAGAACTTGAAAAATTGCGTAACGCCCTATATAATGCTCGCAACCAAAGGAATATGCGTGTTTATTATGCGGATATTGGCTGGAGATGGGAGACAAATAAAGAGGCAATTAAAGAGGCAGAAAAAGCACTTGAGGACTTTGAAAACGAACAAAGAATAAGTAAGATAGATGACGAAATTAGTGAGCTTAATGATTTAAAGGACGAGTGGAGTAATGTAGCAGATACCTATGAGAAGGAACAAAATAGGATAGAAGCTACTTTACTTATGGGAAACAAGTTCGAAGAAAACGTGCTAAACGACAGGCTTAATACATTGCGCAAGTTTGTCAGAATGTATAATGAAGAGGCTGGAAAATTAACAACGGCAGAAAATTTATTGCAAACTCAACAAGACGAACGTGAAAGCAAGTCTGCTAGCAAAAAGAAATCGAATGTTTATTATGATAAGAATACAGACTACCAAGCTTTAATTAATGAAGCTTTAGCAAGGGGAGCAAGTCGTTCTGAATTGGCGGCCTTAGAAGAAAAAAGAAATGCGAAAATTCGCGGCGAAAAGTTAGGATATGGAGAAACCTATTATTATACTAAGGGTTATAGTAATGGTGGTATTATAGATTATACTGGCTTGGCACAAATGCATGGCACAAAGGCAAAACCAGAAATAGTATTAAACAATAATCAGGCAGCCAGTCTTTATAATATGATAAAAACAATGTCTTATCCAGCTAGCACTTCTAAGTTTTCTAGTGGTATGACTGACAATTCAAGTTGTACCTACAATATAAATATGTATGAGGTAGACAATATGAATAAATTTGTAAATGAATTTAAACAATATACTTTAACACACAAAAAAATAATTTAGGGAGGTGTTTATATGATATTAAAACCAGTTACAGCATATCCAAGTAATGGAGTTGCAATTGATGCTAATTTGGATAATGTTTTTTCGACCACAATAGAGGGTTCATCGGCACAAGTTATTGCATATTCTTACGAGGCTTATGATGCAAATACTTTCAAAGAGCAAGACCCAGGACTTGGTAAGCAAAACTTGACAAAAACATTAACGGCTGGTGATACTTTGTCCTTTACTGTTGATAATCATCATCCCGCTTTAACAGGTCAAACATTAATACAAAATGGCAATTCTTACTATTGGATTTTAAAATTGTATCAAGCAACTGCCGATATGTTTGTATCTAATGGAACTATAATTAGTGTGGATGCAGATAATGCGTTTAGAACAGCAAACAACCCTAATGTTAAAGAAGGCATGTATGTGAACTTATCAGATGGTTTTTCTAATAAAGGTTTATGGAAAATACAATCAATTTATAGATATTCATCTGGTGATAGTGAATATTATGGACAGATGTTTGTGCAAATAGAAACACCAACATTTACCTTCGATAAGACTTTTAATGGTGAAAAGTTTAAGGTTATGACAGATTACATAGAAAGTCAGCCGTTTTATTTTTTGGCTAGAGAAACACCTACTCTTTCTATAAATGACCCTGGCACAATAAGTACTATGACACAGACATTTACAGCCACATATAATCAAGCCGATGGTGATGGTATAAAATGGTATAAATTCACATTAACAGATGGTTGGGAAACTGAGTTTGACACCACGGGAGAAATCTATTCTTCAAGCTTAACATATGAGGCAGACGGATTAATTGAGGGGCAAAGATATGAGCTTATATGTGAAGTTTGTACTGTAAATAATATGACCGTTACTGCACGTTATACTTTTATACCACAATATTCTGCACCATTAGTTGATAGAAACATAAATGTTGAACAATTAACCGACAAAGATGCCCTTAGACTTACATGGGATGGCGATTATTTTTCTGTCGCAAAAGATAGGGCTGATTATGAAGTAGAAGGTGGTGCTCTTAACATTAAGGAAGGCAATATATCTTATAATAGAGTTAATGATATGGGCTTTCAAATATTAGAAAATTCTACCGTTTTAACCGATGTAACTATAAACCAAGACACCAAGGAAATTATTTCGCTAGAAAGATGGGAGCCTAGTCATTCACCAATATTAAGCCTTAGGAGAGACTGGGGAAACGATAAATGGGTTCCTGTGTATGTTGAAGATAATGCAAGAAGAGATATGACACCGTTTTTTATGAGTGATATTGCATATGGCGATGGAGTTTATATATGTGTTGGTAATGTGGGTCACTCTTATGCCTCTAAAAATTTAAAAGATTGGTATTTTATTAACGGAATGGATATCAGGGGGAGTGTTGGTCAAATAGCATTTTGTAACAACACATTTGGCGCAATAGGTAGTGATGGTAAGTTTTATTGCTTAAAAATACCTAACAATGGTAATATAGAAAACTTACAATGGATTTCACAACAAATTCCCGATGCGGAGGCTGTTCATAGTTTAGCATGCAACGAGATAGGTTTTGTTATGTCTACGTATGACGATACAAAAAATATTATGATAACATACGATGACACATCTATAGAGTCGGGAGTATGGTCTACTTTAGGTAACATTGGTGGCAGAAATTTTTATGTTAATAATAGACTTATCATATCAAAAGGCACAGATATATATGAATATACTGGTTTACCTCTAGATAATAGCGGAACATTGACAAAAATAGGTACTTATCCAGATACAAGTGGTATTTATAAAATAGTTTATGACGGACAGAAATATGTTTCTATTTGTAATTCCTTTAGTAAAGATAGTTATGTGACGGTTGATTTTAATACATGGCAAACGGTTAGTTTTCCAAAAAAAATTGTAGGGAATGCGGTTGATGGATTAGAGAGCAAAAATGGAGTTACCGTTGCGATATTAGGTAGTAGTAGGTATGTATTGTCCGAAAACACATGGAATGAATTTGATATAGATGATGATTTTCATTTGTATAAAAGTGTCAATTCTCTATTTTTTTATTATTCTACGAAATATCAACTTAGATATGGCAACGAGATTATATATTCTGCTAGCAGTCTAAATGGAGGCGAAGATATCTTTCCTAGGATAGGTCTTAAAGCAAGTGTTTATGGGGATGGCATGACTATGTTTGCCTATGCGGGAGGGTATTACTATTTATGGGAAGAAAACAAACTTACTAGAATATACGGTATCCCATTGTTCAGCGACCCTCTTTGCCTTGCTTACGGTAATGGATATTTCGTTACAGGTACAAGCTCGGGCGTGTTCGTGTCGTATATGGGTGGAAAATTCGAAAAGGTATGGGATTATTCGAAGTTAAAAAAGATTGTGTATAATAACACCATTTTTGTAGGCGGTTCTTATGGCGAAATTTTTATATCCGAAGATGCATTTACATGGGTGAAAAAAGGTGAATTTCCTGAGAGTGTTGGGGATTGGTGCGTAAGTGATAATAATTTTATGATATATTTCCACTCCGATTATTCGGGTAGTTACATATGGACTTGTCAATATTCATATGATTTTGGCAACACATGGATTAATCTTGGAGTCCCGCTTGCGACTGGTATATCTCTATCAGATGTTTACTTACAATCAAGTAATAATATTGTTGTTGTTTGTTTTAGTGGTGCTGGTTCTGATAATAGCTACACTTATTATTTGGATGTCTCGAGTTCGAGTATTGGCACATGGCAGCAAGTGGACACTATATCAGGTCGCATACTTAAGTTTTATTATTGGCGGAAATGGCTTATCCCTACTTCCGTTCTATTGTATAGTCCACAAATCAGACCAAAATATAATATATAGGGGAGCAATATCTGGTGGTGCATTTAAATGGTTGTCAAATGGGGTTGTGGAGCCGTATAAAAATACGTATACAGCATTGATATTTGAAACTTTGGTTCCTATTAATGTTTCCCAAACGGAACCAGCATCCAAAAAGCTGATACTTAAATTAGAAAATAATAACATAGTTAAAGTATATAACAATAATGCAGAAATAATTGCTCGTATTGATGGTGCGAAGTTTACAAAACGTTATAAGATTGCTATATTACCAAATGATATTTTAATAAAGGAGGTTGCACTATGAACGATTATGGATATCAAAAAATAACATTGTACTCTAATGCTAAATATAATTATCTTGCAGCCTCTGCCACAAGACTACAACAGTGCGAAATAAATGAAATAAATGCATTAAAAGACGACCCTACATGGTCAGATGTGCCTGGGGCATTTTTGTTGGCTAATTTTGATATTAATTTAGTTTCTTATAGTGGTGATGATACAGAAATAAAAGGGTTAAGGGGTTGGAGAATCTATCGCCAGAAGAACAACGAAAATATTAGGCAGTTTGTTGGTGAGATAGGTTATTCCGCAAACGGAATAGAAGATTATGTTTGTGCGAATCAGACATCTTATACATATTATGCATATCCTATTGTAGCTAATAAAATAGGGCAACCAATTAAAACAAGCGAATTTAAAACCGACTGGTGGAATTATTCTTTGACTGGCTTTAAGAAGAACAGTTTTGGTGATTATGAGCCTTATTCGACATGGCTGTTTGACTGTAATCTAACTTCGACACAAGTAACACAAAACTTGGATATTACAAAGTTTAACACCTTTTCAAGAGTGCCCAAAATATCAAAGGGCAAAAACAATTATCAAACAATGGGTATTACAGCATTATTGGGTGGTATAAATTATGACAAAAACGATTATGAAGAGGGTATGGATTTATTAGAAGCATGGCAAGAGTTCGTTGGCGAATGTGATTTATGTCTTTGGAAGGATAGAAAGGGTGCAATTAAAGTGGGTACAATCTACGATAACCCCACGGCACAATATATTGATGAGGTCTCTAAGCAACCAACACAAATATCCTTTACGTTCGTAGAAACCAAAGACATTAATGATTATGCCGTGTTTAAGGCGATAGAGCCATATCATGTTGACGGGACATCTCATAGTCCGACTATATAGAATGGGGTGTTTAATTTGGAATATACAAATGTTGTAAATGATAAATATATAGAGTTGATAAAGCGCCCAGTAATATTTCCAAAATTTAAAATTGAATTGGTTGATAGAGACGAAAATACAATACTAAAAGAAATAATTCAAGATATAGATGCAGATAGTGGAAGTATAAATATCAATTATCAGCAAGGTGTAAGAATGAGCTGTACATTAAATATAATAAATGATAGCGAGTTATATACTTTATCTGAGGGTTCTGGATATTTGTGGATGGGTGCTAAGTTTAGACTCTACATAGGTATATATGATAGCGACAATGGAGATATATATTGGTTTTCAGAGGGTGTTTATTATATAAATAATCCAGTTGACAACAGCAATTTATCCGAAAAATATATAACGATTACTGGTGTAGACAAGTTCGGCTTTTTAGGTTCTGAATTAAACTATAATCAGTTAATAGGAACATATCATGTAGATGCAAACAATAATATCTATGAAATAGTTAGAAGTATTTTGTCTCTTGAAACTGGAAACGGTTATCGTATAGATAGTGTAGAACCTTATTTAGACCCCTTTTATAGTACAGAGGTATTACCATATACAATAGAGAAGGCGCCAGGAGCATATTTAGGTGATATACTAATTGAACTTGCAAACATATTAGGTGCAAATATATATTATGATAAAATGGGTCATTTGGTTATAAAAAGTGGAACGACTGATTTGGCATATTCGCGCGAGGGTGCGGTATGGAGTTTTACGGATGTTTTACCAGAATATATGGGGTCTAGTGTATCATATAATTATACAGACGTGATTAATGTGGTGCCTGTCGTAAGTAATAATGTAAATGATAAAATATATAGCTATGTTGCTGAAAATAATAACCCATCATCACCAACTAGAATTAGTTTAATTGGTAGAAAGGAAATGGCACCAGTAGAAACGGCAATGGCTTATAATGAAGATAGAGTGAAAGATTATGCAGAGTATTTATTAAATAAAAAGTCAATTGTTCAAACACTTGTAAATTTTCAAACATCATTAATACCACATTTAGATGTAGATAAAGTGTGTAATATAACCGATAAATATTATCACTATGTGCAACAGCGCTTTATAATACAATCTTTAACTCTGCCATTAAACACTACTAGTAGCATGAGTATAAGTGCTAGCAATGTAACATCTTTGCCATATTATGATTTATTAGAGGGGGCGACAACATCATGAATGACAGTATAAAAACTTTAGCAGATATAATAGATATAAGAAGTAGCGAGCCTAAAACAGAGTATTTTGCAACTGTTTTAAGTGTGGTGGCAGGTTCTTTGAAAGCTAAGGTGCAACTTTCTGGAACAGATGTCGCTATGACTATTTTAAACAAAACTGGCGAGACACTTTCTGTTGGAGATTCAGTTATAGTAAAGGCTATAAATGGTGATATGAGTAACTCTATGATATCTTATAGATTCGGCGAGGCTCAGCCGCTTGGTGGCTCTGGATATAAGGTAGGAGCTTATACTGGCGATGGTAGTGGTGCAAGAACAATTACTGGTGTGGGCTTTAAACCGAGCTTTGTTATAGTTACTTCTTTTTATCTAACATCGCAAGAATTCATATATGCTGGTGGATGGTCATTATATAATATAGATAAAACAACAAAAGAGATTACAAGTGAGGGCACCTCGGGAAATTTATTAACGGACGATGGATTTTTAATAAAAGAGCGTGTTGCTGATGTTATGAACGCCGCAGATAAACAGTACGGATATATAGCTTTTAGATAAGGAGTGATTTAAATGACTAAAAATATAGTGATGGTTGATACTCAAACAAGATTTGTGCGTATAGCCAATCCACTCATAGGAAATATGGGCGAAGGCAACTGTACAGAGTTAGTAATAATTATGACTGATTTTCTTAATGGGAATGCACTCCTTGAAATTAGCAGACCAGACCCCGAAGATATAAATAAAAATATTACACAATATGAGCAAATGAAAAATGAAAAAAACGGATATTCTTTAATTATTCCGAGTAGTGTATTACAAGTGGCTAGAGACATTAGGTTGTGCTTGCACATATATAAAAGTTCACTTTTTGAAAGTGAGACCTTTAAATCTTCGGTATTTGAAATGACCGTTGGTGATACAATAAATGCACAAACGGATGAAATACAAGAGTGTCCTTATACAGAGGTGATGTCATGGATGGAATGAAAAATGCCATAGTAAAAAATATAAGAATAGATACCAATTCAAGGTATGTACATTGCCCCGACAGAATATTGGGTGTAGAGGGAGAAGATTTGGTTACAAAGTTAGTCTTTTCATTTACAAAATTTGTTGACGGCACACCCAAGTTAGAAGTAATACAAGGTTGTAAAAAATATTTTATTGATACCTTAGAAAAGGTAGATAACACATACCAATTGACAGTTTTATCTAGTTTATTAACCACGCCTAAGGTATTAATGAATTTAAGAATTAATGACCCAACTGGTGAAGAAATTTTTAAATCAACAATATGGGAAATGTTTGTCATCAAATCAATTAATGCAACAGAAGCTATCCCTGAGCAATATCCTAACTGGGTAGATGAAACGGACAGACGATTAGACAAACTTGAATCGGCTGCTGCTGGAGATAAAAATTATTATTTTCAACAAACCATACCATCCGACAGATGGGTTATAAATCACAATTTGTTAAAATATCCAGCTGTAAATATTATGGATAGTGGTGGTAATAATGTAATGGGGGATATAGAATATATAGACCTAAATAACCTTGTAATAACATTCAAAGGGGCATTTTCGGGTAATGCCACCCTTAATTAGGAGGAGATAAAATGAAAATTTTAAATAACATAGATTTAAATAAAAACGAAGTGCAAAATGCACGAATTCAAAATTTGGCTACGGCACCAGCTAACGGTGTAAAGGGTCAAGTTTACTATAATACAGCAGAAAACACGCTTTATGTATATAATGGCACAGAATGGGAAGAAGTTGGAAAAAGCTATACTCTACCAATAGCAAGTGCCGATACGCTTGGTGGTGTTAAGGTTGGAGCTGGTTTGGCTGTAAGTGCGGAAGGTACTTTAAGTGCTACTGGTGGTGGTACAGCCGATGCAGTAGAATGGGACAATGTATTAGATAAGCCTTCGAGCTTAGGCACACCAATTACGGGTGGCACACACACAAAAATCACTTATGACCAAAACGGTTTGGTAACTGCTGGAGCTGATTTAACAGCAGAAGATGTACCAGATTTAACATTGAGCAAAATTACGGATGTGGAAGCAAGTGCGACAGAAATAAATTATGCAAAGGGTGTAACATCATCTATCCAAACACAATTAGATGGCAAAATACCTAATTCTGAGAAAGGTGTTGCTAATGGTGTTGCTACACTTAATAATTCAGGAAAATTGTCTCAAGAACAAATTCCAGATGGTTTATTGGGAAATGTAGTATATGGTGGTACATTTGTTCCAGCTACTGGCATTTGTACTTTGGTTGATGGAAAAATATATAAGAAAGACGGAACAGAAGTTACATCATTAACAATTACAGCTGAAAATGCTGCTGATTATGTCGGATATTATTTTATTGCTACGGCTGATGGAACTTGTGCTGATATAGAATTTAAGACAGGTGACTGGATTATTTCTAATGGCACAGCTGGTTGGGGCAAAATCGATAATACAGATGCCGTAACTGGTGTAAAGGGTAACAATGAATCTGCTTATCGTACTGGAAATGTTAATATCACAGCCGAACAAGTTGGTGCTGTAATTGCTAATGCAGATATAGAAGCTGGCACACATACAAAAATTACTTATGATAAAAAGGGCTTAGTGGTTTCTGGTGCGGATTTAACAGCGGGGGATATACCCGATTTAACCCTAACTAAAATTACTGATGTTACTATAGATGCTACAACTTTAAACCAACTTCCTACCCAAGTAGAGAATTTATCAGGCAAGATTTTAGTGAAAGCTGAGCAAACAATTGGTGACGGTAGTGCTACAAGCTTTACAATTACTCCGCCATCTGGAAAGAAATTGGTAGATTTATATGTAGTTGATGCCACAACAAATGAAAAGGTTTATCCTAATATAAAAGTTACAGATGCTAGCGGCATACTAGAATTTGCTTTGGCTCCAACTTCAAATGCTTATAAGGCGATTTATTCATACAATGCATAAGTGCCTAGAGTTAGAGAGGAAGTGATTTTGTGAGTATAAGTATAACTTATAGCACCTCAACCGAAACCAATGTAACACAAGAGTTTGGCACGGCTAGTGAACTAAAGAGTTTCATTAGCACTAATAAAAGCAACTTTACTGGTGCAATGAAGGTCGTTTGTGATAATAGCATTACGGATTGCTCAAGGATGTTTGAGAATTGTATAAATATTACAAATTTAGATTTAAGTAACTTTGATACAAGCAAAGTAACGAATATGAGTAATATGTTTTATCAATGTAACAAGTTAAAAAGTTTAGATGTAAGTAACTTTAATACAAGCAATGTAACAAATATAATGGAGATGTTTTATACATGTAGCAGTTTAACAAGTCTGGATGTAAGTAACTTTGATACAAGCCAAGTAACAGATATGAGGTCTATGTTTAGTTCATGTAGCAGTTTAACCAGTCTAGACGTAAGCAATTTTGATACAAGTAAAGCGGAAAATATGGGATTTATGTTTTATTCATGTCGTAGTTTAACAAGTCTGGATGTAAGTAACTTTGATACAAGCAAAGTAACAAGTATGGACTTTATGTTTTATTCATGTCGTAGTTTAACAAGTCTGGATGTAAATGGTTTTGATATGGGTAAAGTAGAAAGAACTGATGGTATGTTTAGATACTGTTCCAACTTAGAGACAATTTATTGCGAACAGGATTGGAAATCAAACAAAATCACCAATTCAAGTAATATGTTTGCTAATTGTACAAAGCTTAAAGGTGCTATCCCTTATGATAGTAGCAAAACAAGTGTAGAATATGCAAATCCTGACACTGGTTATTTTTCATATTTACCATTGCCACCTGCTATAACATTTTTAGCCAATTTAGATATGACACAAAACGAGATTAAAAATATCGTCCTTGAAAATTTGGCTACGCCCCCAAGTAGCCCTATAAGTGGACAAATTTATTATAATACGACAGACAAGAATGCTTATGTTTATAATGGTACGACATGGGTATCTTTGAATAATGCTGTGGCTAGTGTCAATGGGCAAACTGGTGAGGTTGTTATTACGGCTGATGGTTTAGGGGCAGAGGTTACATCAAATAAGGTGGTCTCATTAAGCGGCGATTCAACGGATACACAATATCCTAGTGCAAAATGCGTTTATGATATTTTACAACAGATGTTGAGTAATGCTAGCAATACTACGGCACAGATAAATTATATTTGGTACGGAACATCTGCTCAATATGAGGCGCTTGCTAGTAAAAGCGAAAACACTTTATATTATATTTCGGAGGAGGAGTAGTATGATAAGTATAACTTATAGCACCTCAACCGAAACTGGTGTAACACAAGAGTTTAGCACGGCAACAGAATTAAAGACATTTATAACTAATAACAATCAGAACTTTACTGGCGCAATGAAAGTTGTTTGTGATAATAGCATTACTGATTGTACTGATATGTTCTTTTATTGTCAGAATATAACAAGTCTAGATGTGAGCGAGCTGGATACAAGTAATGTAACAACTATGGAGGGCATGTTTAGATATTGTGAGAAATTGACAAGCTTAGATTTAAGCAACTTTAATACGAGCAAAGTAACAAGTATGACACAGATGTTTTACTATTGTGCTAAAATAACAAGTTTAGATTTGAGCAGTTTTAATACTAGCAATGTAACTACTATGACTAATATGTTTACAAGAAGTGGCGTTAAAAGTGTAAACCTAAGCAGCTTTAATCTAGGTAAAGTAACGGATATGGCGGGATTATTTGATAATACCCCTCTACAAAGTATTGATTTGAGCAACTTAGACTTTTCTCATGTTAATAGTCTTAAGAATCTTTTTTATAACTGTTATTACTTAACAAGAGTTACACTAAGTAGTCTAAATGCCTTAAATGCAACCAATATTGCTCAATGTTTTTATAATTGTAGGAACTTGGCATACCTAAACACAAGTAAAATTATAGTTAAGAAAGCAGACGATATATCTTATATGTTTTCTGGTTGTAGTAGTCTTTCTACAATAGATACGAGCGGTTTTGATACTAGTCAGACACGATATTTTCAAGGACTTTTTCAAAACTGTAGGCATTTGACAACCATAAATATAAACAATCTTGACAATTCTATGGCAAGATTTGTAGATTATATGTTTAGATACTGTGACAACTTAGAGACAATTTATTGTGAACAAGATTGGAATGTTAGCACGGTAGCCTCTTATTATCAAATGTTTTCTGGTTGTACAAAGCTTAAAGGTGCTATCCCTTATGATAGTAGCAAAACAAGTGTAGAATATGCAAATCCTGATACGGGTTATTTTTCATATTTACCATTGCCACCTGCTATAACATTTTTAGCTAATTTAGACATGCTACAGAACCAAATAAAAAATCTCGTGCTTGATAAGCCCAAAGCAACACCAACCGATGCCGTTGTAGGACAGATATATTATAACAAAACCGATAATATCTTATATATATATAATGGTACAACATGGGATAAATTGCTTAGTTCTTTAGTTTTGAGTGTTAATGGTAAAACTGGCAATGTAAATATTACAAATGCAGATTTGGGAGCCGAAAGTGTAGGGAATAAAATTGCGATTTTATCTACCCAAAATACCGATATTGAGTACCCAAATGCTAAGTGTGTGTATGATAATTTTGCTAATAAGATAAAAAATGCCACAAATACCAACTTAGTTATAAAGAAAATGTGGTATGGAACACAAGGTGAATATGATGTACTAACGAGTAAAGACACAACGACCTTATATCTGATTAAAGAGGGGTGAGAATATGTCAGTTAAATTAGGAAACACAGCGATTAAAGGCTTATTCTTGGGAGTAAACGAGCTTGACAAAATATATCTAGGTAATAATTTGATATATTCAAAATCAAGATTACCTAATGACTATCAAGAAGTAGAATATATAGAAAGCACAGGCACGCAATACATTTTAACGAATAATGTATATCCTCAAAACGGGGATAAACTAGAAATTGAAGCATATTTGAGATATTCTTCTTTCAGCGATTTGAACAATAGAACATATTTCGGAATATGGGATAATAACGGTGCGACAATAGGGTTTCAATTTGGTGTAGCAAATGCGTCAGACACATCACCAATTTTCAACGGATACTATGCTGATAATTGGAGCAGTATAACTTTTATAGGAGCTTCGCTAAATACTGGATGGCATAAAATCGAGTTGACAAATACGGCTATTAAAATCGACAATTCTTCTTATCCGATTTCAACACCTAGTAGCTTTACTTTTTCTAGTGATGCTTTAGCTTTGGGTGGTTTCCCTATTATTGGCTGTGCTTATTTATCGTGGAGTGGTTTGGATAAGAAAAAATGTATATATAAGTCAATCAAATGGTATAGGAATAGCAGTCTTATATATGATTTTATACCATGTTATCGAAAATCAGATAATGTAGTAGGTTTATATGATTTAGTCAATAATCAGTTTTATATGAATGCTGGAACTGGAGCTTTTGTAAAAGGTTCAAATGTATAACAAAGCAGAATGCTTAGAAAGAAGAATTAAAAATAAGTAGGAGGTAATATATTATGACATGGAGTGAAATAATTATATCTATAGCTACAATAGCTATACCAGCCATCTTAACATGGATTGGCTCAAGAATTAATGAATACTTTAAATCTAAACAACAAGAGGAAATAGTAAAAAAAGTTGTTAGCTATGTAGAACAAACATGTAAGGCTATGACAAGCAATGAAAAGTATGATGAGGCTTATTTAAGAGCTTCTGAATGGCTTGAATCAAAAGGGCTTGCAATTAGCGATACAGAGTTACAAATGCTAATCGAAGCCAGCGTTCATGCATTAAGTAACGGGCTTAAGGGCGAAACAAATAAAGATAAAGAAGAAAAGAGTGAGGAATAATGAATATTATATCTAAAAACTTGACTTTTAGAGAGGTTTTGCAGAAAAGAAAGTCTACGAAATATATTATACTTCATCATGCTGCTGCAACAAAATGTTCTGTTGAGGATATTCATCGTTGGCATTTAAATAATGGCTGGGCAGGAATTGGTTATCATTTTTTGGTAAGAAAAGACGGCTCTGTGTATCGTGGTCGTCCAGAAGATACTATTGGTGCTCATACATATGGTTCTAACTCTATAAGCATAGGCATATGTTTCGAGGGTAATTTTGAAAACGAACGAATGACAGATGCACAAAAAAAAGCTGGTCAACAATTAGTTTATGAGTTGAAAAAGAAACATCCTAGAGTACAAATAAAGAAACACAATGATTTTGGTAGGACTGCGTGTCCAGGCAAATATTTTCCATTTAATGAAATAAAAAATTATAATCCAAACTTGACAAACACTGTAAATAACGATAAGAAAATGACATATAGTTATAATGCTCTAACTGGTGTTCGTATGGTAAAAACACCTATTGAAAACTTCAAAATAGTTTACTGGGATGCCAGAAAAAAGACCACTTTACATCAAAACTATTGTAATGCTGGTTTCTTTGGATGGGGAGCAAATGGCTCTACAACGCCAGGCGCCAACCTAGTTATTGATGGTACAATAAAAAGCCAATGCTACACAAGTCCTTCTTGGCATAATTTTTGCAAGAAAAAGGTTTCGACCTTTGTTGTAACAAAAGATAACAAGTGCAGTATTCAAGTTGTGGATAGAGTAGATAATATCCCTAATGTTAAGTATGCAATAAGCGGATTGCCAGTTACTGAAAACTATAACGATGTTTCATGGGCAAATTTTGCTAAACCACAAGGTTGGTTTGGAAATGAACTAAGCCCTACTAAACACATATTTTTATCGTTTAAAGACGGCTATGTATATATATTTGGTTTCGCTACCAAAACAAGAAACAACCCATATCGTGCATTAACGGAAGTATGGAAAAAGTTGAAACCTTATAACTTTAAAGATATTTTAATGCTAGATGGTGGCGGAAGTTATATTATGAATGTTAATGGCAAAGCTGTTGATTATACATCTGAGAATAGACGAATAAATACAATTATAAAATTTTAATAAGTGGAGGAATGACCGTGGAAACAAAATTTACGGTGGCTGATTATAAAAAAGAAGTATATAAAGAGTTTAAAGATGAAATAGATTTTATTTCTAAAAGCACTGAGAGGGCAAATTGGAAGGCTGATATAGGTGTGGCTACTGATATGTTTATAACATTGGTAGAAAGCATTGAAGAAAATGCACCAGAAGATATGTTAAAAATAAAGGCAAGAGTTGCTGAGCTAAATGCTAAAAGAACCGACCTATGTTAGTTATTAACCAAATCTTGTAGGCTTACATAAAAAATGGTTAATAAATAATAAATCTTATATGAGTGGTACTTAGAAAACTTTTGAAGCTCTAAGTCATTCATGTTTAAAAGGGCTTTATGCCCTTTTTTTTCGCACCATAAAAAAATAGAGCAATTTTAAGGGGGTAAAATTATACCAACCCCACCTTAAAAATCGCTCTATGCTCAATGTCGCTCGCCACTTATAACGTCATTCCCCAACCATTTTCTATTTCTGCCGCAATTTGTTCTTCTGCTTCTTCATATTTTTTTCTACTTATAAAATTAGTTAAAGGCATATCTCTTCTTGTATATTTTTTCCAGCCCTCTTTTTTTTCAAAGAACTTGTTTAAAAACTTAATCTTGTAATTCATTTTAGAAACAGCGGAATTTATCTCACCAGTTTTTATATTGTGATATTTCATTACTTTTGGACTGTTTCTCCAGATTTTTAATCCTTCAAACATGAAAGACGTGTCAACTTCTAACCCATTAATTTGTTCCTGCAGAAATTCTATAAAAGTATCAAGCCAAATTTCACAATTTACTCTATTAAATATACCTTTAATATTTTCCCCATATATTTCTTTATATTTTTCGTTACATTTTTCTGACATATATGTGTAATAAGAAGCTCTTGTGCAACCCGCTATTCTTCTTTTACTTGCCACTAGAACCAAAACCTCCTGTCCTCTCGCCTAACACAATATCATCTTCGGCGGTAATATATTTAATTGCAACTCCTTGGGCTATTCTATCACCCACTGTTATTTCTATATCTTTATCAGACATGTTATATAACGGCAACCCTATGTTTCCTTCGTTATCTTCATTGTTGTAATATGATGCATCTATAACACCAGTAACAGTTCCTAGTACGAGCCCCTTTTTCATAGCCAATGAGCTTCTTGGATAAATCATTAAAACTTCATCAGTGCCCAATTTACATTTTACATTGCTCCATAAACATATTTTTTCTTGTGGTCTAATTATGAACGAGGCTGGACTATAAAAATCATAGCCAGCGGAACCTTTGTCTGCTCTTTGTGGTAATTTTGCCTCGCAATATCCCATATTGTTCTTTTTATTTTGGTCGCTTACAAATTCAAATTTCATCTTATTCCTCCTCTTCCAAAACTTGTATAATATTTTTGTTTGAAGCAACATCTATTCCACATATTGTATCTTCATAAGTATCTCCAGAATGTGCTAAATTTTTAGTCTGTTCTGTAGTTAAATAATATACATCTTGGTCGCCACCTACAACAATATAAAGCTCGCCCTTAACCCATATAGGCGTACCACAGTCTTGAATTGTTTCTAAAATTCTTACTTTTTTCATAGTGCACCTCCATAAATTATAGTTGAATGCGATATCCTATAAGATTGATATCGCACTCGATTCGTTATTTTTTTATAATTCCTTTATCATCTAAAACGTCATATTTTTTTAATATAGCTACTTTTTGGTCATAAGTTTCAGCCATTTCTAGTTGTGCATTAATTTCTTCTTCGAGCTGATGTATTTTGTCAATTTCTTTAGTTTCTGCTAAATCAAGGTCAAATAATTTGTTTTTAGTATTTTCACTTAAACGGCTTTCTATGTTGTCTTCTAACTCCTCTATTAGGCGGTGAAAATATTCGTCCTTTATAATTTCTTCTACATCTCGAATATATTTTGAAGTTAATTGATATATAGAGTCTGCCGCTTTAATATCATTTCTCTTCTTCTCATAAGCCGAATGCACTTTGTCTGTTTCCCTTGTCGTCCAAATTTCTAAAATACTCATACGTCTTTCCTCCTCACAATTTCCAAAAACTTCTAATTCACACTTTCCAAAATCTCCACTAATTTTTTCTCCTAATATCTTGCTCGCTGACTCTATTTCCTTTATCTTATTGACATCTGTTGCACTTAGAAACTCATCGCATGTGGTAGTGCTAGTTATAGCATTCCACTCAACACCTAGAGTGGGAGAATCTAAATAGTTAAATCCCATCTTCATCACCTCTAAAATCAATATCTATATTTAGCCCCAACCAGCTAAAACTTAAAAGTCTTTCACCTTCAAAGGTCGAAAAAATCAATGCTGGCAAAATATTAATTACTTCGAAATCTAAATAAAAGTTTACCATAATTTCCTCCTATTCGTTATACAATTCTTCAAAAGCATGGTATTCAAAACAATCACGACAATATTCTTTATCATCAATTGTTATAAAATCGTCTGTTATGACCTCATCACACTTTGCACACCTTATCTCTTTAATAACCTCTTCGCTCTTGCAAAAGGGGCAAATATAAAACTCTTCGTATGGTGGTGTGTCTAATCCGTGCTTTTCAGAAATGATTTGTAAATTTTCCATCTCTTGTTCACAATTTAAACAATAATACATCTTTATCACCTCATTTATTATTATATACTATAAAGGGTGTTTTGTCAAGAAAAATATGTAAAAATGCTCTAAAAATCAACGAGCGACATTGAGCATAGAGCGATTTTTTCAGTGTGGCTAATATAGTTTTACCCCCTAAAATTTACTCTATTTTCTTATATTTTGTTATATTATAATATCCGTTCCTTTGTGCATAATCTATGCAATAAACCACATCGCCCTTTCTTATTTCGCCACAATTTTTATACACATGATTTAATGCAGTCATTCTGGTTTGCTTTCCTGTGCCAACACTTTGAAAAATTATTCCATAGCCAAACTGTTTGCCATCTGATTTTCTTTTAACTGGTGAAATATCTTTTACTATTAGAACTCTGTTATCCTCTTGTCTGCCACTAGAAGAAATATATCCCAGATATTCTTGTTGCCATTGTATTTTATCTTTTAAAGAATAGTCGGTTAAATTGCTTGCTTTAATTTGACTTTCTAATTCGTTTAATATCTTTAGGCAAGTTGCTTTATCTGGCACTACATATTTCTTTTCTGTTTGGGTGCAATATTTATCTAGCGCATGACGAATAAACGAGCCTTCTTCAATTTTGTCTTTTGAAATCTGCTTTGCATCGCCCCACTTAAAGGTATCAAACAATTCTACCAAAGTCATTAGTTCTTTACTATTACCAAAAACATCAAAGAAATCAAGTTTAATCAAAATCTCTAATTGTCTGCTGTTTATGCCAGTTTGTTTTATATCACCCAAAAGTTCTGAGAATGTTTTATAATTATTTTTAGCTAATTCATAAAGTGCATTGGCTACCTCGGGGTTAAGAAACTTTATACTGCTCATACCTTTATATATAGACATTGTTTCTTTGGAAATCATATATTCCGACTTAGAATATCCAAACTTAGGCTCAAGAACTTTTATCCCTTTGAGTTTTGCTAATTCCGTTCCATCTGCAATGTCGTTTTGGTCTTTTGCATTGTTTAAATATGCACATATAAATTCCATAGGATAATAATACCTTAAATATGCACATAAGTAACCTATCATTGAATAACCCGTAGAATGATTAAATCCAAACTGATAATTACTACTGTCCTCGATTATTTGTAAAAATTCTTTTGCCTCTTGCTCTGCTATTTCTTTTGACTGGCTTGATTTATTGCAGTAACCTTCTAATATTTGCGGTAGTGCATTTTCAAGTCTGTCCTTTTGTTTACGACCAATGGCACGCCTAACATTATCTGCCTCGGAACCAGTTAGACCACATATCTTTTGCAAAAATGCTATAGTGTCCTCTTGAAAAACCAAAAATCCGTAATTATCTTTTAATAACTCGTCTATTAGTGGTGATGGGTTTTTATGTATCTTATGACTAAGTAAATCATCTCTGTAACTTGCTCCAGATGGTCGTAATGCAGCATTGACTAAAGACAAGTCATTAATTTTATGAGGATTAAATTTCTTTAGCAAATCAAATGCATACGGAGCTTCAAATTGAAATATGCCAACAGCCGATGTTGTAATATCATTCCATACATTTTCATCTTCCCAATTTATTTGGTCACTTCTTGGATATGGAATTTTTGCCATTTCACAACAGTCTTTAATAATAGCTATATTTTTAAGTCCTAAAATATCATATTTTGCCAAGCCACATTCGTGTATTTCTTCCATATCAATACATATAATAGGAAGATTATCTTTAATTATAACACCATAATTATCTTGCAATGTTATAGGACTTGCAACCATTCCTGCTGGATGTATGCCCTGAGACACAACGGTATTAAGTAGCCCATCAAAATAATAGAATAGTTTAGACCATTTTTTGCGTGCCTCTTCTGGTTTGGTATCATATAAAGCTTTGATTTGTTTCACTTCGTCTAGGGGGATTTCTAGTGCCCTTCCTATTTCGTCTATTGTAGCTTTATCAGTTATTGTTCCAAACGAAATTATATATGCCGCCTTGTCTATACCAAAGCGCCCTATAATATAGTCATATACTTTTTGCCTATCATTTGGAGCCCAATCGGTATCGACATCGCCTATTTCTGTACGAAACTCATTACAGAAACGACTGAATATGGTGTTCCATTTAACTGGGTCTACATCTATTATGTCGATTACATATGCTATAGTACAACCACCGACAGAACCTCTGCAGAATCCAAATGGAATATTATTTTCTTTTGCCCAGCTACAAAGTTGACTCATAAACAACATAAATCCTAACATACCGACCTTTTTAAAGACCCTAAATTCCTCTTCAATATTTTCACGATATTTGGGATTATCTGTTATAATACCTTTGTTTAATTTTTCTTGATATTTCTTTTCTATCAATTCCCTTAAATCTTTTTCATCATCATTACTTACTATAGGATATTTTATCTTCGTATCTAATGTTAAATTTTCGCATTGCTCCGCCATAATATTTGTGTTCATAATAGCTTGCATATAAATTTCTTGTGGCAGTGAATTTTGTATTCTAAAGACTTCTTCTATTTCGTCTGGTGATTTCATAGTGAGGTCAAACTCATCTTCGTTAGAATATTCAATATGTTTAGCTTTCATAAGTATTTTTCTACATTCCGCTTTATATTGATTTAGGCTATGTGTGTCTGTGCCTGCAATCAATGGTTTGTTATATTTTAAAGACAAATCATATAAATGTTTGTTATATTCAATTTGGTCATTAACATTATGATATTGAATTTCATAATAATCATAAGTCTGGCATAATTTATCGTAAATCTCACTTTTGATATCGTTTTGATGATTCAATGGTGATGCTAAACATGCTGAAATCTTGAATATATTATCCGATATATTAAAAAATTCATCAAACGTTATTCTTGGCTTGTAATAAAAGTGGTCTTCATGAGATGATAGGCTGATTAGTGCATTTAATTCTAAATATCCTTGAAAATTCTTAGCTATTAATATTGTGTGATAATTATCTCTATTTTTTTCTTCATTAGTTGCCGTCAAATATACTTCGCAACCATGTAAATATTTAATACCTTTACTATCACAATATATTTTTTTTGCTATATGCTGAAATATATTCCCATGCTCTGAAAAGCATATGGCTTTTATATTGTGGTCAACACAGTAATCTACATAGTCTTTGAAATCTGTACAGCTATCTAATAAACTATACATACTATGCACATGATATGGTACATATTCTATTTTAATCTCCTCCTCTCTTTATATAGGGTCTGCCAAACTTCTAATCCTTTATCGCACGGAGAATCCTTCTCGCCTAATAAATTTTGTGTATCTTTAATATATTCAACCATACAATATCTTGTTAACTTTTTTATATTATTGTCTTTGGTAGGGTCTTTATCTTTGTCTAATGCAAATACAACATTAACACCCAACTTGATTAACAATACTAGTTGTTCGTCTGTTAGTGCACCATTGCACAAAGCCACAGAGTTTTCAATGCCCCAACCATCCATTTTCATTACAGATTTTTCGCCCTCAAAAATAATTACTTCTCTACATGCTTTAATAATATCTATTTTAAAGTTTAAAGCCCAAAAGTAATTTAATGTACCAAGCTTAAAATAATAAAAGTATTTAGACATTCCAAGTTCTTTCCATAATGGCATTACATTTCGACCTTTAACATTAATCATATTCCCACATGTGTCATATATAGGAAAACAAATTGCATCCTTCGTCCTATCATAACGCACATTATATCTATCCATAACTTCTTGAGATATTCCCTCATCTAGCCAAAGCTTAATTGGTTCTTTACTGTAATTGTTCATATAGCTGGGCGATAAAGTTTTTCTTTCTATGTTTTTCTTACATTTAGGGAAATTTTTATATTTTCTTAAAGTTTTAATTATCTCGGGTGTTTCTATGAATATTTCATCTTCTGAAACATTTAAGAATTCTTTAATTTTGTTTATTGCCTCTTTAAAGCTACATTTATGATATTCTTGTATAAAACCTAAGATATCGCCGCTTTTTCCAGAAGAAAAATCCATATAAACTTGTTTTTCTTTATTAACAGAAAAAGAAGGGTTCATGTCCTTGTCATTAAAGGGTGAGTGCCCCCAATATTCGCCATTTTTGAATATTAGTTCTACATATTGTGATACATAGTCAACAATATCAATTCTACCCAATAACTCTTCTAAGTCCATAAAGCCCTCCTTACTATTATTTGTTACTATCAAATAATGTTTCGTGTTGTTTTGATGCCTCTTTAAACTCGCATTTGTTACCATCAAAATATAAATCTATATAATCTTTGCTTATATCATCCATTTGTTCGCCCAATCTATTAAGTTTAACAAAAAGTTTATAATTTCCACATTCTGCCGTGTCATTTATAACTTCTTCTTGTGTTTTACGTTTTAAATTTAATATTGTGCTTGCATATTGTTCTATCTTATATGAGTCGCCTATTTCTCCCCCTCTATTAAGTTGGGCAGCTCCTAAACCTGCAATATTTAAGTCTCCAAGAATTTCGTTCTTTACAAAATTTACGGCATTGCCTAACTCAAAATATGCCGAACTTGCATCGCCGCTACCATGTGTTTTGAAATAATCCATAATAAAAAATTCTATTCCGTGGCTACGTATAAGTTTTTTTGTTATTAAATATAGTTCTTCGGGCGACCATGTAGGAATATATATATGAAAGAAGTTCTTTTTGCTTTCTATCCACTTAAGTGCTTGCTCTATCTTTTGAGCTTCTTCTTGCGTATATTGACCAGTTTTGATTTTGTTCATTCTAACACCACTAAGATGACATGCTAATCTTTCATTAAACAATCTATCATTCATTTCGGTATCAAAATAAACTGTACCTATGTCCTTGCTTAGCTTATCAACTGCTTCATTTAAACAGAACATTGACTTGCCCTCTTTACGATAAGCAGATACCAGAATTAACTCTCCTTTTTCATAGGTAAAGAAACGTGATGCCGCAGGAAACTTGGATTCTAGTCCAAAAGTTTTGCCTTGCCTTCTGATGGTTTCGTTCCATAAATCTCTGACCTTTTCAGAATAAGGCGGTATTTCATCGCTAGCCGTAAATTCATCGCTCATTTTGTCAAGAGTATCGTAAATGTTCTTTTGTATATCTTTTATACTACTTTCATCGTTCAAACAGAGCTTTTCGCACGTTTGCAAACTTTCAACAGTTTTGCGTTTGTAAGCTAAATCTAGTATTCGTGTTACCAATTGTTTATATTCTTCCGAAGTATTTCTAGCAATTTCGACAGATAAAGTAATCAAATCTTTTATCTGTCCTTCTGTAAATTTTTTATCCATATAGTTTTTTACACTAGTTTTCGAGTTTAATACATTTGAAAGATTATAAACATCTATATTGGTGATATTTTGACCATAAAGTTCCTTTATCGCCCAATATAGACACGAATTCGTAAAGTCGTAGAAATGATTTGGTTGTAAGGTTTCTGAATATAATAAATAGTCTGGATGTTTAATTAAAGTTGCTATTATGCCAGCCTCGCTATTTATATCGGAAATTTTGTCTAGTTTTGCCACAAATATCACTCCTTCATATCGCAAGTGTTTCTATAGCTACATAAGTTGTTACAATAAAAATAATCTTTTTTAGGAACAAAAAGATTTTCATTTTCAATTAAAAGCACCGTATTATAAATCCAGTCTAATGTTTCATTAAAATCTTCTTCATTCCATTCGATTATTTCTTGGTGGTTTATTCTAAATTGTTCAAACCACATTATAATAGGGAATTTATTATATTTGTATTTAATATAAATTGAGTATAAGTATAGTTGCCTTGCATACTTCTTTATTTCTGATTTATTCTTAAAAGCGCCTTTTGATTTGTAGTCCACTATTACAAAATTACCAGCATTATCTTGCAATATTAAATCTATAAAACCATTCAGCATTATTGCCTTATCTTTGATTCGCATTAACAAATTAAATTCCTGCTCAGTTGCTATTACTTTATAACCATCAAAACCACTAAAATTTTCAAGATAACTCGCGCAACTATCTTTATAATTCTGAGTAAGGTCTTTTGTAAAAGTGTCGCTTGCTTGCATCTTAACACCCTCAGGAATTAATTCATCAAAATTTTCAAGAAATAAATCTTTCATTTCTAATTGTAGAATCTTACCATTCATATATTTTTCTAATATTTCATGCACAAGACTACCAACACACGCAAAACTATTGCCCTCCCCTTGAAGTCTTTTTATGTAACACATATAATATTCGTAAGGGCACTGGTAAATACTGGAAAGTTTACTAAAACTATATTTATCTATGCCCTTTGCATCCATTATAACATCATAATCTGCCTTTCTTTCCATAAGCACATGCCCCGTTCATATTAAAATATATCAAACTCGTTTGATTCAGCAGCTGTTTGAGACTGAGTTGTATTACCTCCGTTAATATCATAGTCCATAACAGTTATATTTAAAAAGCTTTTAAACGTGCCGTCTTGTTGTTTAACAGATGGATTAGTGAATTTTATACTTTTAATTACTATTTTATCGCCCTTTTCAAGTGACTTTGCCTCATCTTTTTTTCTGGCTTCTCCACTCAATGTAACAAACCATGAACTATAAATTCTTTCATCTGTGTCTTTTTTCTTTTCGCTGGTTGAGATTTGAATTTTCTTTATTGTACCACCATTTGAAAGTTCTTGTTTGTACACTCCGTTTACATAGGCATTTTGAGTGTAACCCCTGTCATTAAACCACATCATAATTTTTCTCTCCTTTAAAATAAATTTGATATACACAAGAACCCCAAGACCAGTATATCTATTCTTTTCCCAAGCTTAAACGAATCTCATTGGGCGACTAATATTATCAAGTAATATTAACGAACTGCGGAGGATATTTATTATTTTATAGCCTTTACTAATTTTATTGCATCTTTAACATTTTGATATGCAAAATTCTTAATCTGACCAGTAGGGTCAAATTTCTTTAATATCTCTTGAATTGTTTCTCTATTTGTTTCATTTTCTTTAATTTTTTCTCTACATAAGGCTTGTAATTCTACCTTGGCATCGTTGACTGCGTCTTTTTTATCCTTTTTATCTTTCCCTTTTTCTGTGCTATCTTTACTATCTAGGTCGTCTGAATCTTCAACAACATTAAAAGCATCCATTACTAGATATCTTTTACAGTAGGTTCTTAAGCCACCCATAGATTGAATTTCATTAGCACTTTTAAGCGTTATATCTCCAACATTCATTGTATATATTAGTCTGCCTACATCTGTATTGAAATCTTCAACTCTTAAAACTGCCTCGTTACGACCATCTCTTGTTCTTCTAACATTAAACAAAAGACACAATCCGTATTTAAGTAATAGTGGTTTTAATGGCGTAAATAAATCTTCGGGTGTAATATACAAATATTTGCTATATTCATTAAACCCAGTTTTGATTACAACCAATTCATTTGAAAGTCTTGTAACTCTTTCCTTTACACTCATACTTTTTAAATCTTTTTCTTCCATTAATTTTCTCCTCCCTTATTTGGGGCAAAATTAAATGTTTTCATGCCCTCTTTAATCATTGTTTCTTCGCTTCTGTGAATGTATCTTTGTGTAGTACTAATAGATGCGTGCCCCAACATTTCAGCTAATGCATCTATTCTAACATCCTTATCTAGTGCATATGTTGCAAAGAAATGTCTTAGTGAGTGGGCACTAATATCTTTAAGTGCCGTACTAACTCCAACTTTATTAGCCGCATTTTGTAAGCTACGGTTGAAGTTCGTGTTATCTATTTTAAAGCCATATATACTTATAAAAACATAATCTTTATATTTCTCTCTTTGTGCCAAATATGTTTCATAATCTTTAATAGTACCATAGGTTAAACGATTTTGCTTGAACTGTTCTTCTGTTAAAATATCAGGCACTCTTCTATAAAATAAAACATATTTTCTTAACTGAGCTTTTAATTCTTCTGAAATATACACTCTTCTTTGTTTATTGCCCTTACCCTTTATTATAATGAAAGAACTATCAGCCAAAGAATCTAAATCTTTCAGTTTTAAGCTGGTCATTTCTGAAAAACGCAACCCTGTGTCAACCAAAAGTAGTGCCATTGTATAATATTTTACGGGACAATTATCGTGCATATATTCTAATATAGCTCTAAATTCCTCTTCTGTTGGAATATTTTTTATAACTTGAGGCATTTTGGCACACTCTACGCCTTTTGCAACATTTGTTTCAACCATATCTCTTTTTCTCAAGAAATCATAAAAACTTCTCAAACAAGATAGAATGGCATTTCTTGTACTTGGAACGTTTCCTCTTTCTGCCAAACGAAACATAAATTGGTCTATGTCTTGCACCTTCATATTTTTAATATCTTCAAAGCTCTTTATATCCATAATTCTTATAAATTTTTTTAAATGTTCTCGATAATCTCTAACCGTAATTTTACTACATCCTTTAGAAAATTCCAAAAACTCTAAAAACTGACCTATTTCTTTTATATTTTCCATATTCATCTCTCCTTTTATATATGATACTTCATATTATACACCATAAAGGGAGATTTGTCAACTATTTTTTAAAAATTATACCGTTGTATTATAAAATTTGAATATAAAAAATGAGAGGCGGAATATGCTTCCGCTGGCTATCTCTCTCATTGACATCTATAACCTAATACTTTGACGTCCAAAAGTTTTTATATACACACATTATTAATCATCAGAATTGTAAGCTAATTATAAACTTATAAGAAAATAAACATAAAAACATAAATCAACAATACATGGGTCACTATAAACCTAGCCCAAACATATGTAAGTTTATCCTAATCAAAAGAATTGATAAAAAGGAGGGGTGTGTGTATAAAGGGAAAGTGTTACATATCTATTTCAAACTCATAGGTAATATTCATTTTATCAATTGCGGCTTGAAGTTTAACTATTAGTTCATAAATTTCTTTTTTCTTTGCCTTTGCGATTTCTACATCATAGGTTGTATCCGTATATCTCATAGTGCCAGTAGAAGCATTGTAAGTAGCATTGTGATTGTCTGCCGCTGCCAAACGTGAAATTTGTCTTAATTCCTCTTGAAGCTGTGCCATCTTTACTAGCCCCTCGCCTATTGTAATATTAAATTCTGGCAACAATACGGTTGTGTTGTTTTTTGCAAGTGCATATTTAAGCTTTCCAACTTTTTCATCTATATCTGCTATTGCCTTTCTGGTATGTTCAAAGTTATAATCAACCACAGGCACATCTTCATCGGCAGAATAACTTACAGAACAATTTCTCAACTCATTATCTATGAATTCTTGCTTTTCTGATGTTAATTGTTTAATAAATTTAATTGCCTCATAATTACTTATCTTCATAAAATCACTCCTTAAACAAATAATAAATAAAAGTGGGTAGGGATTTCCACCCTACATGCAAGTTTCTCTGCTTGGCTACATACTCTTGTACAAGAGTTGATGTATTATTAAACCTAGTGTCTACTATAAACCACTTCGTCAGTGTGCTATTCCACCACCACTTTAGTGCGAGCAGAATGATTCGAACATTCATCTTATTGCTAGCAAAATACATTTTACCATTAAACTATACTCACATAAATGGGGCAAATGCCCCAAATGGTTACTTAGCACTCATAATATGTACTAAAAAAGGTTCTATCTTGGCTGTTGAGCTAATGCAATAATAATTATTACCAAACCACAACTCTAAATCTTCATTCTGTGTTTTACTAATGTTCCACAATGTCCGTACTGTGATTTCACAATCTTCTCGGTAAGCAAAATCTTTTGGAAACATAGCTTTCATTGATAACCCTCCTTAAATATTTATTACATTATCTATTATACACGATAAAGGTATTTTTGTCAAGTATTTTTCTTATTTTTTTATCTTTATTTTCTTTATTAGATTCATAATCTTTAAGAAAATCTAAAAACAATATTATTCCTATTAAAACTGCCGTTATAAAGCTAAATGTCAAACTGACGCAAAATATAAATAATATAAAAAGGGGATGCATACTATTTTACCTCCTCTACATATAGTTTACAGCAACAATGTTTATCTTCAAGAAACTTTTTGCATGGGCACAATGTATTTTCGCTCTTCTCTAATTGACATGGACACATACCATTATTCTCTATTAACTTATTTATTATGATATCAACGTGCTTTTTATCGGGATTTATCCTAAAGCCTTGCATAATTTACCTCCTAAATGACATTTCTCAGACTTTCTTTTGGCAGGAAATTGGGGTCGAAGATTTTATCTCAAAATTACTCAGAGTTTTATGCCGAAATTGCTCTTCGTTAGCCAAATTAACTCCCAAAACTGGGTCAAAATGCGACTTTTGTCCGTGGTTTATACCTTCCACACTTAAAAACTATGGGTTTATAAGGTGATAAAATATCCATTTTATCTTTTATTTCTAGGTCATAATAACCCGTATAAATAACAATATCATCCTCACAGCCCTTTTCTTCTCGTACATATTTTATTAGTTTTAAGACATCATCAAAACTATCCATAGGTTCTAATCCGCCCAAAATAATACTTTCAGTTAGTGGGTTGTCATCATATATCTCCCAAAGCTCTTCAAGTGTATATTCTTTTGCTGGTTCATTTATATTAAAATAATTCTGGCAGATGTCTTTGGGCTCTAAGCCTAATTCTTTGGCGCATTTAAAAGTGCATGTGGGAAAGGCGAGAAACATACCCGCCTTGCTATAGTCCACCAAATCTTCTTCTAAATAACCATGAAGTCTAATTGTATTATTATTCATTCTTATCATCCTCTTGTATAAATTTTACTTGTTCTTCCATAGTGCTAAATTGTCTCTTTTTAAATTCGTCCTGTCTAGCTGATGACCATTGTTTTACTGGCTTATAATATCCTATTACTCTAAGAATTTTTTCTACAATAGGTTTGTTACAGTATTGACATTTATCAACATTCGCTAATGTTAGATGTCCATCTTCACAGTAAGAGCTTGTTTTGTTAAAAGCAAAATGTTCAACATTAGGATATTTAGTCACTATTTTATGCAATAAATTCATCTTCAAATCTATTGGCATTTCGCCCTCAGTACCAATATGAAGAATACCACCAGCAGAAGTTGCACCACCTAAAGTGTTTTCAATTTCTAATCGCCTTGCCAAAGAAACTTTAACTGGTAATGGAAGTAGTTGGTTAGAAACAAATGTGTTGCGTTTGTTATATTTAATATCAACCCTTCTGCCAAGCCTTTTAGCGCCACTTTCTAATGGTGTTAAAAATTCAACATTTAGCTTTACAAAATCATCAGAGTTTTCATCGGCGTATTTTTCCATAAATGCTGGCACTCTCTTAGCCCATTCTAATTCTTCGCATGTATAATCCTCTTTAAGATTGCCATCAAATATTGTCTTGGTTGCTTCATGAAGTCCACCAGCGCCATAAGTTGAGAAATAATCTTCTAGTTTTATCCAACCAATATTGTAAAAAATATTAAAGCCGTCTTTTAAGCTTTTATCCACAATATATCTTTGTGCGATTAAAGCATCTCTCGATAATTCCATTTTTTCTTTAAGCACTTCAAAGAACTTTTCTTGATGGTCTTTTGGATATCTAGCAACAGTTTCAAGTGCTATGTCGTAAAGGTTTAATGAAATTACACGGCTTGAACCAGTAATTTGTTCGCCTATTGCACCCGCTCCAAATGAATTTATGGCATTTTTCTTTGAAACATCGTTGATTAAGCGGCAATTATGTGTGATAATGCCTTTTGGTAGTGTAAAATAAGGCTCTTCTTCATTTTCAATCTCAAAACAATAAACATAAGGCTCTGAATAATTTATTTCCTCTATACTCTTTATTTTAAAATAAATCGAGTTGTTTTTTACTTTGTATACATCCCCCATGCTTCTTTTATTTTTAGGCTCATACCATCTAATACAATAAAGTGGATAGTGTCTTTGATACTCTACATTCTTTATAATACATGGCTCGTCAGTTCTATCCGATATATCAACTATACTGTTTAAACCTAAAGAGGTTGTTAATGTTTCTAATTGTTTTATTAAATTTGAAGATGTGCTATATATTCTATTAGAGTTGCCACCGTCCGTTAGATAAAGGCCGTTAAGAATTCCCTTTCTAAATTCTGTGCTTTCTAAAAGGCAATTCAGATTCAATTCTTTTTCATAGCAATAATCACCAGAAACCCAATCTCTAATAAAAGAGGCAACTTTATTACTTCTTATTTGTAAAGGATATAATTTTTCTTGTATCTTGCTTAACTGCCATTCTTTTGTTTCACCTAATTTATTTGTAGCACTATTTAGTAGTTTGATTGCATTATTATATTTATCTTCATTTATAGATAAATGCACCACTGTTGTAAAGGTTTCGATTTTTTCCTTTTCAAATGAGCCATCTCCCAAATACATACCCACAAGAAAACCTTCCTCATATCCTAACCCATTATCAGTTTCTGGGCAACTGTCTAATTTATTTGTGTTAAACATTAAATAATCATTGGTTGTCAATTCTTCTGTGTTTTTTTCGCCATCTAATGTCACATTGATATGATTATCTGTAACTTTAATTTCTTTATTATTTGATGTACTTATCTTATACATTTTTCTGCTAGGGAATTTAATTATTTTACCCTTGACCCAACTACCGTTATGAAAAACTTTAAAATTTGTTTTGTAATCTTTATGTGTTGCCTCCGCCAATTCTTTAAAAGTAGTAAGTCTAACTCCACCGATACTAGATTTTGTAAGAACTTCTGTGTCAGCACTAAAACAACAGCTAGCAAATTTATCCGCCTCGCCCAAATAAATATTAACATTATCAAATTTGTTAAACGCTTCCATAAGTTGTTCAATATATTCATAATCTTTATCTATTGCATCCTTAATAATATTTATGGTAACCACTGGAAAAGCTACTGGCTTTTTAATTCCATTTTCATCTTCTATTCCTTGACCAAAATATTTAGCAAATATCAACTGGTTCTTTAAGATTTCGTCTACATAGTCCAAAACTGTGCTACCATCTGGGTATTCATATCCACCAAATGCTGCAAGCAAGCCAGTTTTGGTAAACAAAGACATATTGAAGAATGGAGATTGAGCTCCACTTCTGTATGGGTTATTTACTAAATGTACGAGTCTTTGATATAATTGTTTAATTTGTTTGTCTGTTAATTCCTCATGTTTTGTATAATATGCAAGTGCGACATTTATATCTGGAATTGCTAATGCGCCAGCGAATCTTGAACTAGCATCAATGATTAGTTCGATTATTTGACCCATAAAGCTATCTGCATATTTAGGTGGTTTAGAATGAACGTCATTGTATGGGCGACCTTCTAACATAATTTTTTTAGCCGTTAGAGTAGTACAATAAAGAGATGAAATACCATTATTTGTTAAATCATGTACCATATATGTACCTTCGATTGCTTCACGAATGATTTTATTTGCTCTTTCCAAACCATATAATTCCTTACATTTTCTCCATAATAATTGATAATTTAATAATTTTTCAAAAGATTTATAAACCTCACCTTGCCTAGAAAGATAATTTTTACTACCAGTTGCATTTGCATTTCCTTCAATAGAAAAGGTATCTAATCCTTCGTTGCTATATTCATCATATCTTTTAGATATATCTAAATAATCTCTAGTTAATCCTTCAATTGCTAAAAAATCACTATCAATTGAATTTAATAAATTACCAAATTCTTCATCAATACTCATAGGTATTGCATAACTACCAAAACTCTTAATTACTGTTCTTGACATAATAATCCTCTTTTCTACAAATTATATAAGTTTATCTAATAACTCCATATTGCTAAGATATCTTTCGCCATCAAAAGCAAAGGGGACAGAATCAAATCCTTGTTCATCTGCAACTTTAAAAACCTCATCTTTATCCGTAATTAATTCATAAGGAATATTTTTTTTGATTAACGACTGTTCCACAAGTTTACACATTGGGCAACCAGTTGAATATAGTTTATAGTTTGTATTCATTAATATCGCCTCCCTCTTGTAACTCTTCATATTCTATCAATTGTGTAATTATATCATTGTAGATATCTATCATAACATTTGGGTCTATTTCTTGATTGATTTGAGTGCAACGCCCTAAATATTTATACCATGAGATTTTTAAATCGGGCATATTCGCTTTTTGCTTATCAACCCTATAAATGAAATTATACTCTTGGTCGGCGTTATCGTTCCAATCATAGGCACAAATTTCAAAATTACCTAGTCTAAATTTATTCCCCGTGTTTCCAAAAGGACTTGCATATTCCTCTTGATTAATATTCCACATAATAATTTTTAATTCTCGGTCAATATCTCTTAATAATGCTACTATATAATCAGGGCAACGCATATACATAATCACCACCTACTTAGTTTTTGCTAGCATTTTTTCGACTTCTTTGTTAATTTTCTCTAAACTTTTTTGATATTCGTCAAATGTTTGCAATATAGTTTTGTCGGCAATTTTTTCTCTTGCTAATTTTCTTTGTATATATTCTATTGCATTTTGAGGTGTTGAGCAATATGCGATTATGTCTTTGTATTCTGTGCCCGCCTTTTTACCATCAACATATATCTTTGATTCTAATATCATTATATTACGTTCGTCCGCATCTAAATAAAATCTATCATTAAGTTTTATCATTTAATGCCTCCTATATCCACAAACGCTCTATGTGTTTTTCTAGTAATTTAAATGCATCCTTTAGGCATTTGCTTCGATATTTTGTTATTTCTTTTTCTTTGGCACTCCATCCTGGGTCTAAAACAGCATTTTCATCACCCAATTCAAACTTTCTATAGCAATAATCTTTCATATATTCATTTTGCTTAGAGCAATTTATTTCATCGCTTTCTCTAAACAGAGCAGCAATTTCTCTAATTGTTTGATTCCAATCGTCTACTCCTTTAAAATCTTGTGGATAAGTATAGGTGTTTGTGTCTGCCATAGTGTCCAAAATCTTAGGAAATGTATTAATGAACCAGCCATACACATCGTAAACATCATAATCATCATACCCTCTTACAATTCTTTGCCAAATTAACCTAGGTTTCATACTATTACTCATTACTTTTCACTCCTTCATCTTCGATAACTTCAATACTACAAATATTAATTATCGGTGTATTTATAACAGCTTGTTTTACATCTTCGACAATCCCTTCTTGATTTACATAAACTAAATCTGTTAGTAAACCAATTATTGAGTTTGGGGCTATAATGCCAGAACTTCCATCGTTAAGTGTCGCTCGAAATTTCATATACATCTTTCCCCTCCTCAATTAATTTGTCAATTCTCCAAAAACTTTCGTTATATTTGATAAATGGGAATATATCATCGCCATAAATACATGTAAGCTCGGTTCTTTTATATTCTTTTTTTTCAGATTGTCTATCCAAATACCACTCGCCCCAAAGAGCTGAATAATTGGGTTTTTGAGTAAAAATGTACAAGCTCCCATCCTTATTTCGAGCAATATATTTCCAAATTTTTGGTAAACGTGCCAATATTCTATATTCATATTCTTCCATAACCGAGCAAATATGTCTCTTTTTAAGCCATTCTATAACTCGTTCCTTACACTTTTCACATTTTATTCCATCACATCCATCGCTTTGTAGGATTTTTGCCCTAATAAAGTCACAATTATATCCAGCACAACCAGAACGAATAATATTTGCCACATCTTCATAGCTCCATTTACTCATAATTTCTTCCGCATTTGTCATATTTATCACCTATCTCGCTGATAATTCGGCATTAAAATTAACTTCTAGACATTTTCTACTAGCTAAATAATCACACAGATGAACAAATTTTTGCATTTTTGTTTGTGGAAGTGGCAAAATTACTTGGTGAGTTTTATAATCCGTATTCCATTGTCCCATATGTGTTTCTATACATTTAGCTATATCCTCTTTATATTCATTGCCAAATAAAAAATCATGTTCTCTGATAAGCTTGGCGGCTATTAAAGGATGTTCTGCTTTGGTATATTGAGAATGTTCTAGCCCAGATTTACATGTATCATGTAATATTAGAGCCGCAAGTATTATATCTTGTTCGAGTTGAGAATATTTAAACATATCCACTCTAAAAAGCTCATATGCAATTCTAGTAGTCGCTTGAGTGTGTCTTACCAAGCCGCCATCACCCAAAGAATATTGTGGGTGATACTTACCCGTGCTAGAGGCTGGTACTGTAAAAAAATATTCTGGAACTATGCATAATGCCTCTTTTACGAGCTCTCTTATTGCATTGTTTTGTATTAATCCTATTTCTAAACTAAAGGCGTCTATTCTTTTTTGTTGTTCCATCTTTATTTCCTCCTTCTTGATTTGCAGTTAAGCCAGCCCCAACTCTTATTATTTCACTCATATTGTCGCTCTCCAATTCTATTAGGGCAAGAATCGCATAATTTGCAAGGTCTAGCAAGGTATCCTCAACCTTTTCGTCCTCAACTTTTCTATCAGTGTTTTTACATGCTAAGTTATAAATTCTGTTTAATTTATCTTGCATTCTTACAACAAAAGATACCATGCCATAATCACGATAACTTTTATGTGTGCTATCTCCATAATCTTCATTCTTGCTTGCATAAATATTTTTAAGTTTTGTACATATTTCTTCATGCATTTGTATATTTGTCATAGCCTACTCCTTTCTTTTATAACATTTGTTACATTATATATTATACACGAAAAAGGCAGTATTGTCAAGTGTTTTGAGAGTATTTGATAAATTCATCTCTTAGTTTTATTATGTCTTTATCAGAGCCACCAACAGGATATTCTTTCTTTAAAAAGCCTAAAAATTCATTATCCTCTGCCGTTAGTAAGCTACCTAAAAATTTATTTATATTTGTAGGTGATTTCATATAACCCTGACTAACTCTTCTCAAGTTTTTCCATTTGTTATAATACTCTGTTTTGTATTTAAACATAAAGCCACTAGAGTCTACGACTACAAATCCTTCTATATATTCACCATTCCATTTATAATTTTCGTCAGTAATAAGGTTATTAATATATAAAAAATCGGAAATATCTTTTGCGACATAAAGCAATTCTTTAGTCTCTATACCAAAGTCGGCATGATATTTTAAAATATCTGAGTAGTCAGCACATTTAAACTCTATTGTATTATAAACTATATCTAATAACACCAATTTAGGACTATCATACTTTATAATATGTGGGTCTCTTATTGGGTCAATAACTTCAAAAACAATAGTGCAATCGTCTTGTTCTAAACGCTCTTTTAAGGCAAGTCTCTGTTTTTCTGTGTAGTAATCATAAAATATGTTTTTAAAATAATCTACATAATCTCCGCTATCACTACTTTTTGTGCAAAAATAAAATTCCCCATTTCTAAGAGATAAAAGTCCCAAAAAGCCATTGTATTTCTTATAGTAAAACACAGGAAATTTCAAATTATTAATTAAGCTGGCAATTTTTGTCTCATAAACTTGTTCCTTATTAAAAAATTTATTATAACTTCGTGCCTGAATTTTAGAGTTTGGAACATCTATAAATAGACCCCTTGCCTTAATTGTTGTGTTATCCCATTTTTCTTTATTAAAAGCCTCTCTAGTAAAGTTAAAGCTATAAATTCCATTTTCTGCCATTCTTTTTATTTGAACATAGCGGTTATTTTTCATTTCTTCCACGACAGCATCCACATTGTTATTTATATTTTCTAATGCTGGGCTTTCCTTTTTGGAAACTTTTTCACCCAAATCTTGATTGTAATAGTTATTATGGAAAGTTTCAACCATTTGTGTCCCGTCTGGCAATAAATTTAAAACCCTGAAGTCGCCACCAAATTCAACACCGCCTTCAAGATTAAAAGAATTTGTGGCTTGACTAGAAGTGTTTTTATAAATATTCCTATGCCCATGTACCTGATATATGGTATTAGCATTCTGTAACGCCCAATTAGAAAAGATATTATCTATATCGTCTTGATAATTGCCAACACCTTTAATAAAGCCCATAGTACTATAAAAATCTAATGGTTCGCTAGGGATATAAGGTATACCGCCATGAGATGCTATGTATCTTTTACCTGCATAAGTAAACCATGCAATTTGACCTAGCTTTTGATAAAATCTTTTTAAATCTTCTTTATGTATTCCAGCTCTCTCAAATTCTGGAAGAGTTTTGTCTGCAAAATGCCTTGATTTTATAGTATCTCCGAAGATATAATTTCCAATGTGTAGTTCATGATTGCCTGTAAGAACAAATACATTTGGATTATTTATTATGCTCATTATAAAATTAAAAACCTCTACATTTTGCAACCCTCTATCGAAAAGGTCTCCCAAAAAGATATACATTTCATCTTCGTTATAAGGATGCTTGTCAAAGAAATCCTTTATAGGCTCGTAACAGCCATGAATATCACCAAAAATATGAACAGCTTTATATTTGTTATAATCCACCAAATTTGTGTTGTTATCAAATACCTTGAAAAAATCGTCTGGCTTTATTATTGTAAAACCACTTGTTTTGCCTTGAACTTTAAAGCGGGCATATACTTTATCTATCTGTGTTTCTGGAACCTGTTTATATAATGGTCTTTGTTTGTTTTGAAACTTTGCTCTCTCTATTGGCACATCTGTAAAATCAACACAATATAGGCGATAACGATATTTTTCAGCAAGATGTTTATATCGAGAAAATTCATTAGATTTACTATGAACCGCATCTATAATAGTAAATTCACCCCTCTTCATTCGCTCTTCAAGCATAATAAAGAGTATATCCCACGTCATAGCATTTTGTTCTTGCGATATTATGTCATGCCCATCTATTCCAATCGCAGGAGCCGCTAGATTAAGGCGAATTGTATCTGCACATAGTGTATATTTTTCAAGATTATTTTCTCTAAGCCATGTAGATTTACCAGCGCCCATAGAACCTCTTAGAATAACTAATTTTCGCATTTTTTCATCTCCTCTAAATATTTAACACACTTCACAATTATGTTTGATGCATTTTCTATATCACTTACTGTCAAACAATCGCTTAAAGAAATCCTTATCGTGCATCTTGCATCTTCTGGTGTAAGCCCCATAGCCGTTAGCACATGAGATGGGTCTACACTTTGGCTATTACATGCCGAGCCCGTAGATACATATACACCCTCTTGGTCTAAAAGTAATGCCAATGCTTCGCCATCAATTCCTTTAAATGTTATACTGATATGTGTTGGCAAAGAACACAATAAACCATTTATTCTTATAGGTACAACATTTTCTAATCCATCCTCAATAATACCAAGCATTTCCATTTTCATAAAGCGACATTTTTTGCTATATAAGTTTGGGCTAATGCTTGCTAGGTGATATGCAAAACTTTCTATACCTTCAACATTCTCTGTGCCACTTCTTAAACCATGCTCCTGACCACCACCATCTATTATAGGTGTAATAGGTATGCCCTTTTTTAAATATAGTAACCCAATGCCTTTTTGTGCTCCAATTTTGTGACCAGACAAAGACATAGCGTCAACACCTAAATCTTGAGTATCTAATGAAAGGCAATTAGCAGCTTGAACAGCATCCGTGTGAAATACCTTGCCATACTCGTGAACTAATTTTGCTATTTCTCTTATTGGTTGAATTACACCCGTTTCGTTGTTTGCATACATAATAGAAACAAGTGTTATATCTTTGTTCTTTAATATTTTTTCTAAGTCTTTCATTTTAATTATTCCATTTTCGTCTACTGGAATAACGACTGTTTTAAAACCCTCTCTTTGAAGTGCCTCACAACTATTAATAATTGCTTTATGTTCTGTAGCTCCGATTGCAATACTTTTACCATATTTTTCCAGTGACCTAGCCAAACCTTTAATTGCTAAATTATCAGATTCTGTGCCCCCAGATGTGAATATTATTTCGTTTGGTCGGCAATTTAAAACTTTTGATATCATAATTCTGCTATTTACAAGCCTTTGTGCTGATGCAATTCCTTTATGATGCAGACTTGAAGGATTGCCTAATGCATAGCTGTTTCTTCCCAAATATGTTGCCGCATTATCTAAATAAATTTCTGGCATAGTTACACCACCTATTCAACAATCTCGTAACTAGTGGTTTGTATTTCTTTACATGAATAAGCCTCAATATTAACATAGGCATCTTCTCGAGTCATTGATTCGCTTTTTAAGCTTCCGACTTCGCATATAGCCAAGTCTCCAATATCTTCGCCATTTTGTGTAAAATTATAAACATTTGTATAAATAAAATACCATCTATGTTCATCGCTATCAATATTCTTTACAAATTTAGCATTAATATCTTTAAAGATTTCGTTATCACCATATTCGTCTAAAAAGTCATCCAAATCGCCGTAATATTCAGTGCTATTGATAAAATCCTTAATTGCTTTTAATTTTTCATTCATACTATTTCCTCCTATCTTCGCGCCTCCACTCTTCTAACATTCTAACAGCATAGGGATATTCTACCCAATCTTCAACCCCAGCCGTCTCCAATGCTACAAGCAAGTCATCTCTATCAAGTAATTTATCTAGCCAATCTAAAACCTCATTTCTTTGTTCCTCGGTATAACCAGCTTTCACTAAGGCATCAGAAATCACTTTATATTTATCCATACCATCTCCTCCTTACATTAATATTATACACGAAAAAGGGCAGTTTGTCAATATAAATTTTAATGTTTACGATATTTTTCCAACTTTTCTTTATATTTTTCTGTTTCACAATAACCACAACATTTCATTTCTGGACAAAATCCTCTATATACACATTCTTCAACACAAACAGAATAAAGTTCTGGCATTTCTTCTTTGATTTTATCCAAGATTGCCTGCCAAACTTCTTTTGTTTCTTTGTGTGCTTGATTGCATAGGCGCTTTCTTGATATGTTTATCATTGCTTGTGCATTTAAGTCCATTTCCAAGTCAACCAATGAATCTTGTGGTAATTTATCCCTATCTATACCAGTCCTATCATTCCTTTGTGTGCTTATGTATTTTTCAATGCCTATATGATGACGTGCAAAGTGAGTCGCAATCCATGATTTAACACCATGCACCTTTACAGTTATCTGTAATTTTCTTATAGGGCTGTGTTCAGCCAAAAGCAAATTCTTTTTCCATCTACTGTTTGGTTCTCTATCTGTTGCATCCTTGCCTATGGTCGTTCTACATGCATTAAGCACAGCATTCCAATCATTTCTTGAATATATAAGTTCTACGTACATATTATCCTCCTATTCATAAATTGGAAAATCTTTTAATAGGGCTTTGATTTCCTCTTTTATATAACTTAATTTTTCTAATTCATCTTTTGATGCACTCAATATGTCAGCAATATAATTACCAATTTTTACCATTTCATATTCTTTCATTCCTCTAGTTGTTATTGCTGCTGTGCCTAATCTTATACCCGAAGTAATTGTTGGCTTCTCAGTTTCATTCGGTACGGTATTTTTGTTTACCGCAATTCCAAATTTTTCCAGCTAATTTTTATATTTCCAAATGAATTCCGAATAAGATGTTTTTTCGTTTGAACAGTTTCTCCAAATACCCCAATATGATATCCCTGTTTTAATACTTGCCACTCTTACACTTGGAAAGTCTTGTATAAAATCACCCCTTAAAGTATATTGCTCTACTACTTTACCATGAATTTTCTGTGCCATAATTCTGCCGTTTTCTGCCAACCCATTATTATAAGCATGCTGAGTATTGTAACTAGGAGTACACCATTCCAGATTAGAAGGAATATTGTAATGTTTTTTCCCATTTTTATGATTAACCTGTATTTTGTTTTTTGGGTCATCATTTACTATAAATGCCTCAGCTACAATAATATGCAAATATTTTTGTTCTGAGAACCCCTTTCTTTTTAAGTCTATCAAAATATAATCTCTTTTAATTTTTCTGTTGGAATAATCATGAACCTGTTCTGGGAGAGTTCGTGTTGTCAACTTTCCACATCTCATATATGTAGTTGTTCTTTCTAGTCTTTTAATTTTTTGAGTGTTACTTACTTCATAATAGCCTTCCCAATTTTTTATAGGTTTCCATTCTTCTGCCTCTATTTTACTCGCCTCCCTTTGCATCTATAAAATCTGTTATTTCCTTAATATTTAATTTATTCATACAATAATCATATATTTTAGGATGAGTGTTTCTCATAAGCTCAAATCTATTGGGATGCTTATCGCATTGATAACCGAACATACAAAACATACAGCCAGTTCTTTCGTAACCTTTATCGTAAATATGACAATATTTTATATTATACTTGTGAATGTATTCCCAAATATCTTTGTCTGTCCAAAAACTTAGTGGCTTACTCATTGGTCGCTCGCCATTAAACGAATTACAACCAGTTCGTAAATATCCACTAAGTCTCTGTCCACCTTCGCTCGCCATAGTGCCAACTATTGGATGAAGTCCAGTACTATGCTCGTAACCTTTTATTGGTGATTTCTTCATTACATCACAACATTTAGATGAAATTTTAAAAGGTGCTTTTAACAACCACTTATAACTCGCATGATTGCCATAACTATGTTTGCCATTTAGTCTATCTATAGCCCATTGTGAACCCTTTCTCGCATAATCTATGGTTAGTGCAATTTCTTTGCTTATAACAGGATATCCATATTCGTTTAGTACTTGTAAAAATGTTTTCTTTGGTCGCAGTGTTTCAACATTATCAATTGATTTAACAAATTCCTTTATTTCAGGAAATTCAAGTCCCGTATCAACATAAACCGCCTTAACATTAGGAAATTCTTGTCTAACCAAATCCAAAAGAACGGTACTATCCTTGCCACCACTAAAACTAACATAAACAGCGCCATCATAATGATTATAAAATTCTCTAATGCGTTGTTTTGTTTTTAATATTTTACTTTCTAACGGAAGAGACTGCAAAATTTTTAATTCTTCTCTTGTCATTCTTCCGCCTCTCCTTCTAATTTTTTTAAATATTCATATCCGTGTCGGATTAGAGTCCTTTCTAGTAAATATATAAACATATTATTGCACACCCTTTCTATTTGAAATTTAATTTCAACTCATTGTTAATATATTCAGTTATTCTATCAAGATTCATTGCAATTTGTTTATAAGCATCAATTTTTTCCAATTCACTTATATCTTTAACAAATAATCCGCCAACTGCAATTTCGAATTCTGATTTACACCAATAATGATACATAGCCCAGCCCTTAATATATTCTTTTAATTGCTCAAATGTTGTAATTTTCTTTTTCAACACTTCTTTATGAAGTTCTTCTATAAAACAACTGCCAAATATATTATAAGGTCTTATTTCTCTGGAATTAAAATCTTCAATCAGAACATTCCATTCTAATCTTGCATTTTTTACTTTCATATTATCATTCCTTTGTTATTAATTTTTCAAACATTAACTCTTTGGGTAAAACATTATGGCAAAACCAACTTGTATTAAACCAATTGCTCTTTCCTTTTACAAACTGAACTCTGCCATCTAACACCAAAACTTCTATCCCATAATTGCGAAACATTTCGCCTCTTACTTTACCTTCAAGAGATGTTATCGGCAATAGCAAACAATGGAGGATTTGTAATAATCATATCAAAATTTTCGTTCGGCTTATATTCAAAAAAATTTTCTTCTTTGTCAGTACTAATAACTTTGCAGCCGTGTGCTTTTAGAAGCTCTGTAATTTTACTATTACCAAAGTCACAACACTCCCAAACAGTAATGCCACGAGGTATATACTTTAACAATGGTATTACGGCATTATATGGTGTGTATAAATCATCAAATTTTTCTCGTTGCATATATTCAATCATTGCTCTTTTCACATTATCACTCCTCCAAATATTTTATAAGCCTTTCGTTTTCTGTACTCAGCTTTTCGTTGTCATCTTTTAATTTTTGTATATATGAGGCTAGTGCCTTAACACATGGAGTATTTAATATCGTGTCATTTTTAAGGAATTTTGGATGTGGGTTATTCGCCCTCAAAATAATTCTATCAGCAACAAAAGAAGGCGAAATTGGTTTAATGTACAAAGTACCATCCTCATCTATTTCTTTCTCGTTAATAGTTTCCAGTTTACATATTCGCCAAGGTAGGACATAATCAACTTCCATGGTAGGGAAACTCTCGTTTGTATATTCCCTAACTATTTTTACATTTTTGACTGTAAATCCTAACACTTTGCCCTTAAACATAACATTTCTTCTTGAACCGCCAGGTGCTATCATACGTTTTAAATATATAACCTCATCATCTATCTTTATTTCTCTTTCTAAAAAATCAATCATTTTGTTCACCTTTTTCTGCTAAATAATCACAAGTAACCATCTTATTTAATATAAGCTCACATAAAAAGTCTTGTGCCGTCCTTTTGTCTAAGCGCCTATAATTAGCCGCTTCGTGTAGTCTGGGGTCGGCACTAGTCCATTTATTAATAGTCACCAATTTGGGAGAGATTAAAATATACTGTACACCCTTTAGAAAGCACAGGTACATACATTCATCGTAGGGCTTTTGGCATTTTTTAAACCCAACTTTTTCAAACTCTTTCATATCCACTATCGGAACCAACACAATTATTCACTTCCTTCTTTAAAACACTTAGCGATTCCATCCAATCTCTTTCATCACAGCTGTCGCCATAATTTACTGCACTTTCAATATCTCTAATTATCACACCTTTATCTTTTTTAGTTAATAAATGCAAATTATTTTTAATTACATCGCAAATCCACGAAACTATATAGGTTCTCCTACCTAGTGCATATCTTTCAGCCGAAATCATCAGCATACTTATATCTGACAAATCTCCATTAAACTTAATTTCCATATCTTGTTTATCCTCCATATTATTTATCAGTTTGAACTTATTACTAAATCCATTAAACCCCATAATCGGTATCATCAATCATAATTTCCGCCTTAAACTCTTTAATTTCTGATAATTCATATTTAAATTTCCAATATTGCCTTTCTGTGCCATCCACATACGGAATGTCATCATATCCTTGTACGATTAAGAAACCATCTTTTGTCTCGAAATCCGTACAGTTATGTCCGCCCAATCTACCGCCATTTGTAAAAAATATATCAAAATAAAACATATTTTATTTACTCCTCCTTCTTGCGATATGTTAAACAAGTACAAGTATTATCAGCAGGTATAAATGTATCACTGCAACCATCAGCATAAAAACTAATAAGCGTATGTTTAGCCTTACATTTATAAGCTGGTTTGCCACCTAACGTAAAATTTTTACACTTTGTTTTACTTCTAAATTTACAATCTTCCTTTTCACAAAATAACATATCTTATTTACTCCTTTACTACTAAATCTGCTTTGATTAAATCTTGTAATAACTCATTTTGAAATTGTTCCCAATCGCTTCCACAAAAATCTTCAACATCTATAAATATTCGTCCATCTTCATATATTGCTATATAATCATTATATTCTAAATCTTTTATATATGCTTCATGGCAACCATCATCCTGTCCTAGTCTATATCCAAACTTTTCAAGCTCTTTTAAATCTATATCATCACGAATTTTCGGTTCCATACTTACTCTCCTCCTAATAACCCTAGATTATCATACTTATTTCCAAGCACTTCCACTTCGTCCATATAATCGGCTAAAGCCTCACACTCATCTGCAACACGTTTGGTTGTATTAGTTATTATATACTCAGCATATTTTTCAGAATATTCAACAATTGCCTTAAAATTATCATAAATTAGCACTATGTCACCCTCATATATTTTCACACCATTTAAATCTTTTAATCCTATATATTGCCCTATCGTTTCTGAAGATATCTCATATATAAACACTTCATATTCATAGTGTTTTATATTGTCAATAATGTCTAAAACTATGTAATATTTATCTTCTTGGATTACTAACGAGCCATAAACCCATTCTCCGATTATCTATTCGCTTTCCTCTAAATTTAATATCTCTCATTTTTTATCACCTGCTTTAAAGCAATTTCGTTCATATTGTTCATGTGTTAATATTGTTTCTATTTCACTATTCTCACAACTGTCACCGGGCACCAAATGTGTCTTATCAACAAATATTAACTCTGGATAGTCTGGAAACCCCTCAAACATAGCGATATGTTTTACTTCTCTTCCGTTTACAATGTCTCCAACCTCTACCAAGTCAATTAAATTTTGGCTATGGCTTTTTACACAACAGAGACCTATCCATTCTCTATAATTTGATTTAATTTTTATACTTCCCTTTTCAACATCTAACACCACAGAAATATAACCACTGTCCGTCCTAACGTATTCGCCAGTTTTTATAGTATTTATATCTAAATTAAAACTATTAACCAACTCGTCATACATTGGTATCACCTCTACTCAAATAATTTCTTTAAATTCTCTTCCCCGATTTCTTGCTTGGCTATTTCTAAAAAATTCTTGTCTATACAGTATATTTGACCTATATCTTGATAACCATAAGTGCCGGTAGTAGTTAAACTATTGTACTCATAATAAATATTATATTTATACTGGTTAGAATTAGCCCAGTCAATTTTTTCACCTTCATTTAACCTTAAAGCCAAATCTTTTAATTGCATATATATTTTCATTTTTTCTATTGCTTCCTTAGCTTCTTCTCTCGTCTTAAAATAATTTCCTATTCTGTACCTAATTTTATCAACAGGGTCGTTTTCTTCAGGTGAAGAGCCCACGATTCCATCTGAACTAATAAACCAATACAATTCGTTTTTCTTAGCTCTCCATCTTTTGCAATCTTCCTCTGTGCAATTCTGCCTCAACTCTTTCATTTGTGCTTCTAGTTCTTCTAATAATTTCTCATATTTCTCTTCTAACTCTTTCAGCCTCATTATGCACTCACCCCTTTTTTATTACTTTGGCAAAATATTTTTCTTGAATGGCTTAAAAAAATTTAATAACTGCTGTTCCATTTCATCTTCCTCATAGAAGAACGGGTCTCTGTCTAAAGAACCCAAAAAATTTACCATTAACTGCCCAAAACGCCAGTCTGGCACTGCTTTCCAACAGTCGCCTAACACTTTCAAAAACTTATCAATTCTATTTATATCTCTCATTTTATACATTCCTCTCTATTCTAAATTATTGACCAATTTTAACTTACATAAATTCTTTCTCACATTCATCACATATGGGCTCATACCAACCATTAAAATTTTTAATTTTACATTTTTTGCCACACACTATACATGTTTGAGCTGATAATTCTGTGTATTTACCAATAATCATATCGTATTTAGACTCGATATCACAAGGTACACCATTATCGTACCAACGTAGAGAACCATATTTTTCCTTTATTTGGGCAATACGATACTTTTTATTGAAATCTTTAGTGCTTGATGTTTTAAAAAGTTCATTAAGCTCCTCGCAAATTGCTAAACCAAAGCACTTTCTCCAACCTTTTGGTAGATTATCTAGTTCTGTAAATTCATATCCTAAATTTTTACCAGAACAAACATTTCGCATCTTAAGAAAAGGGTATTTTTTACACAACAAGAAATTTTGCACATGGGTTTTAAATTTACTCATTTAAATCCTCCCTTTTAACTCCATTCAAAGCTATTACAACCCTTATATCCTGGAAACCAGCCTTCGTTTTCTATAGGTTTGAGTATATCATCGGGTAGTTTAATGTTGCAACTGCCATAAAACCAACAATCTTTACACTTCTCTTCCTTATATCTTGCTTGCCTTTCTTCATAAGATTCTTTGGAATATTTCTCTAATTCATTTTTATATACATATTCAGCTAATTTCTTTTTGTCAGCCATAGCGTGCTCGTATTTCTTTTTATATTCTTGTAACTCGCTGAGTTCTTTAATAAGCTCGTTTATTATTTCCATAATTCATCACCTATCATTTCTATTATACATTCTATTATACACGAAAAAGGGGGAATTGTCAATATAAATTATCCGAATTTCTGTGTTTATCAATCTACAAAAGAGATAAGTTTCACAAAACACCCCCTACAACAAATTTAACCCTCAAAAAGTGGCAGTTCTGTTGGGTCGTTTTTTAATGCACATATTGCATAATGCACCAATTCATCAATAAGACCAGCCAAATCCTCTGCATTTCCTTGTTTTGTTTCTGGATTATAAAGGCCATTATAATCTCCAGCCAAACCTACTATCAATTTTAAATATTCATCTTTAATTTTTGCTTTCTCAACAATTTCTTTACTTTCTTTTTCAGTATTTTGCACCATGCTCTGACCCATTGAATATATATAACAATGTCTCATGTTTATTAGTGAAGCAATATGGTTCAATTCATCGATTGCCTGTTGCTCCGTACTATACACACTCAAAGTTATTGTCATAGGATTTTTTCTTGCAACTATCTCATAAGTACCATCTGTTTCTCCATCACGAATATAAATCATATCTATATTATCTGAGTTTATTAAAATCCTATTATTTTGACTAATTATTTTCATTTAAATCTCCTCCTATTAAAAATATTAATCTTCACTTATAATTGTAAACGGCTGTATCATCTCTGGTAGATAATTAATTTCATAATGATATTTATCTACAAATGCACCATTTACATCTTCTACTACATACATAGTCCAATCATTTAGATATACAAAATGTTTTTTATATACACCGTTTCCAATCTCGACTATGATTTCTAGTTCATCATTATAATTATTTTGTAAGCTAAAGTTGCCAGTTAATTCAAATACGGGCTTATCAGTTCTTGCATTTATTACTACAATTCTCCTAGTTATGTTAAAATTATCTGCTTGTTGTCTAATATTACTACTAACTCTATCGACTTGTGTACATCCTGTCAGCATTAAAGCACAAAGGATTAAAGACATTATAATTAAAAAATTTTTTTTACTTTTCCACACTTTCTTATTCCTCAAACAATTCACCATTTTCATAATCGTTCACTCCTTTATAGCTTATAATTTTTGTATCATTATTCATTTTATTCCTCCTAATTCTTAAATAATTTTATTTAGCCCTTCCCAGTCTTTGTTTTCTATCAATTCTATTTGACGTTCGCTTAATTCATCAGCATAGTCAAAAAAATCAAATATATTGTCATACACATCTTCGTCAACATCATCGAAATCAGCCCACGCATGAACTTCCGTACATTTTAATTTAGATAATTTAAACTCATCTATATATTCATTAATATAGAAAACCAAGACATTGTTAATCATATCGCCAATATTTGCTGTTGTTCCTACAAAATGTCCATTAAAAAATATTTTTCGTGCATGATTGTCATCATCCCATACTATTAAGTTCTTTTTTTTCATTTTCTATTCTCTCCTTTGCAATATTAAAGTATTTTTCATCTATTTCAATACCAATAAAATTCCTATTTAATTCCTTGCAAGCCACGCCAGTTGTTCCTGAACCCATAAATGGGTCTAAAACTGTTTCATTTTCTAGGCTGTGATTTATTACATATTTTTTAATAAGTTCCAAAGGTTTTATTGTTGGGTGTCCATATTGTATTTTATCTTTTTTGTTGACAGGGCTTATATATATTCTTTTCTTGGTATTATAATCGCCATACATTTTTTTGCCATTTTCTCTTATACATATTATATATTCTAAATCGTCCAAATATTTATTATTTGTTGCAGGTATAGGGTTTGTTTTATTCCACACAGTTATAGTATATCTGTAATTATTTGCTGTACACCAATTCAAAATTTCAGGAAATTGATATTGATTTACAAAAATAACTAAATTCATTAATTTTAACACTCTTTTAAATTCATTTAACATTGATACACTTATACCAACGTCTAAATTTTTGCCGCCATGCTTTGACAAAATTTCTTTATGATACTGTCTTGTTTTATACATACCTCCACCGCCATTATTCTTAGGATTAAATTCGTAAGGTGCATCTGTTAAAATTAAATCTATAGAATTGCTTGGAATTTGTTCAATAATTTTTATACAATCGCCCAAATATAAATGTGTGTGTGTGTGTGTGTGTAGAGTTTTCAGCTTGTTCTGAGATATTTTTCATTACAAATTTTCCTCCTCTTCTTCAAAATCTTCAAACCTGTATTCTGGATAAGTTAAATAATTTTTTGCCATCGTCTTAAATTCATCTGACTTGTCTTTATAATTTTCAGATATGCTATATAACTTTTCTATGCCCATATATCCATTAGGAAAATCATTTCTAAAATATCTTCCATCTTCGCCACTTTCATATAAAGTGATGCAATTAGAAAGTTCGTTCCATTTCTCGTCATTAGTATTTTTATACAACTCTTGAGAAAGTGTATATGCCATTTCTTTTCTTCTATCGCAATCCCATGCCCAATTGCCTCTTATATCTTCCAATAAAAGTTTAATTAACAATATTTTTTCTTCATCGTTCATACTTACACCTCTACTCTCTATCAAATTCAGCCTCTTTAGAAATATAATCTTTGCACTTAGCAAAATTTGTTACACTTATAAGTGACTTGATTTTTTCAATATCGATAATCTTGTTATCGCAACTTAAATTTCTTTCACATGTTTTGTTTGCACATTCTCTGTTGCAAAATGTAATATCACAATTCATATTGTTTTTCCCCGTTTCCCTCTAACAATTCTTTCAAAACACTTACTTCACTTGTGAGTATACAATTTTCCCTTGTAAATCTACCTGTATTATCCGTTTCTATATACTCTTTTATTTCTTCCTCTAATTCTTCTATCTTGTATTTTACTTTTTGAATTGGAATGCAATCTTCGTTTGCTGTATAATATTGTTCAATAATTTCTCTCATACTGGCTTCTATGCATTCTTCTTTCCCTATTATTTCTAATTCTTTTTCCTCTATTTCATTTTTTAATTCTTCATTTTCTTTTACTAATTCATATTCAGTTCTGAACAAATCCTCTGAATATAACTCATCGCTTTCACACACTTTATTGAAATTACTATTATTTTGCTTTGCTATTTGTAATGCTTCTTTTCTGTCTACAAACCTGTCATAATTAGTAATAAATCCTTGCTCTGCTCCTTTAAAGAAATAATCGCAACCAATCATTTCTGCATGACAAAATCTTGATATTCTTATCTCGTTATCTTTTTTTATAGCTGGGGCAACAATATATTCATTCTCCATGATTTTCCTCGCCTTCTTTTAATAATTTGATATATTCATTTACTCTATTCTCATACATTTCTTGATATAATTTTAATTCATTTTCTAATTCTAAACATCTTTCAACATAATATTTAAGTCCAACTTTTATGTTGTCAATACTTTCCAATAATGTATTTGCGTATTTATTTTCCATTGGAATATATAACTTATTTACTAATCCTTGCGATAAACAATTTTGTCTAATCCATTCATTTGATTTTTCTTTTTCTAAATCTAAAAATTTTATATCGTCATCATCAAGCCACGCTTCTTGATTCTGTTTTTTATTCTTTTAAATTCTTTCTTTTCTTCCTCATTCATTTATTCTCTCCCTTCTAGCAATTCTTGTAAAACTTTTATTTGTTTATACAATTGTACCAACACTTGTGCATTTTGCTCATATTTTATTTTGTTTTCTAACTCCTTTATCTTGTCTTTTACTTTTTGAACTGCAATAAACTTTGCATTTACTTCATTTTGTTCTTCATAATATTCTCTTAATCTTTTATAGTCCGATAAAATATGTTCTATTGCTTGTGCCTCTTCATAACACATTGCTTCAAAGCCTTCATCAAGTAAATTTTCTAACACTTTTATATCTTCTTCTATACTATTTTCCACTATTTGCCTCCCATTTCTCATAGAAACAGATTATACTTTGTATACATATATCTACAATCAGCATACTTTCTCCATCTCTATTTTTTAAATTTTCAATACTTTGTTTCATCTTTCTTAATGTTTCCTCTGCTCTATTTTCTCCCACTTAAAACACCTCCTAACAAGATTTTGCTTATTATTTATATCTATTCCCACTCTTCATATAATAAGCATGCGATATCCTTTAATCTAATATCTGTTGCATTAGATTGTGTAATACCCAACTTTTTACATTTATGATAATATTTGTCGTTATATTCTAACCTATGATGATATTTGCAATTTTTACATTGTTTACCTTGTAAATAGCCATATCTTTCTCTAAATTGGTCTTTTAATTTTAAACGATTAAAATTTTTACTTTCCTCAACCTCTACCTCGGCACCAAATATGTCATATTGTTTCATTCTTCTAAAAACCTCCTCCCAAATGACCATTGTTTTTCCTAAAGATAATATATTTATTTCCTTTGTTTTATCGCTTGTTTTATCGCTTGTTTTATCTTTGAATTTTCTTATTATTTTATCTTTTTATTCCGCACTTACTCCCCACGTTCAATTATTTTTATTATTTTTGCTCCACATTTTGGGCAATAATTATAGCAATTTTCCTCGGGTATCCCAGTTGCAAGACACCATTCTTCCTTACAATTGCTACACTCGTATGTGATATAATCAAAATCTTCTCTTCGTATAAAATAACACTCATTATTATTTTCCATATTTTTTTTACATATTAGTTCAAATTCATTCCATTCTATATCACAACTATGTTCCCTAGAAAGTCCCACATCTTCTACAATACGTATGTAATCGTGGGGAATAATTTCTATTTCCTTATACAAATCATCGTTTCTGTAATAAATATATTTTTTTGCATTATAGGGATTAGTATCCTCTCTTTGAATTTTATAACCCAACTGATAAAACATCTCATCAACCGTTTTCATTTCAATTAACCTCCTCGTCTTTCGCCTTTTTATTTAAATTGAATAAAATTTTGCCAATATAATAAATAAAACAAAACGGATATAATACAATAGATAATTTGATTAATATTTCCTCAACTATATCTAACCACGTTTCACTACTCCACGGCAATGAATAAAGGGTCGCCTTATTTGCAGCCATGATAATATCCTTAATAGTAACTTTTTTGTCCATATAATTACTTCACCCCATTATCAATAAAACATTGTTAATTTCGCACTACTTAAGATATTTAATTTTTAAGTTATGTTCACATATTTCCTTCCAATCGAAAGAAACATCGTTAAATTTAAATTTAAACATACTTATAATTAAGTCTTTAATATACATATTTCTCCAATATCTTTCGTGTTTAATATCGTCTCGCCTTGAACAACTATTAACTATTATATCCATGTCGTATATTAATTGACCTTTATTTGTAAAATCATACCTAAATTTATTAGGTTCATAACTCCAACAACATAAATATTTTTTTATAGCTTTAGACACACATGTTTTTTCATAACCTTTTCCTACACTGCCACCACAAACAATAAAATAATTATCATTATCAAAACTAACATATCTAAATTTAAGGTAATCACACAACCCTTCTAATATTGTAAGTTTCTTATTGTCTATATCTATTTCTATTTTACCAGATTTATCTAGTTCTAAAATTTTGCTTTGGCACGTTTCTTTATTATACAATGTTGGGTTGTAGTCTTTATAGAATACCAGAAAATAACTACCAAAATCTAATACGGCATGCCCCTCGACAATTTTCGTATTTAAATCTATCCCCAAATTAAATGATAATTCGTTGCTCTCTACCCAAACACCATTTTTCATCCTATAATATGCCTTATCGGCACATTCATTTGTTATCTCTTTGTCATTCTTCCAGACAAAAGCACCATAATCACTATATGCCATAAATCACCCTCCTTATTTGTTAATTTCGCACTACAATTATATTATATACGATAAAAGTTTTTTTGTCAAGCATTACATTTGTTTGTTATTAAAAATGTCAGATATGACACTTGTTCTATAATCATATTTTACGATATCGTATTCATTTGTCTTATTTCTTCGATTACACACATTATCCTTTATGCTTTTTAAGTCAGCAATTTCCAATTTTAACTGACGTCTATGATTTAATATTTCATAACGTTTCTTTTGTATCTTGGCTCTGGTAGAAGCATTACAATTACCCATTTCCAGAAAATGGTCTAAATCTGTAAGTTGTTTATCGTCATAAGATAGGTCGTTTAAAGCATTATTAAATAATTTATTTACTTCATTATATACTTTTTGTACTCTCTGAGTTTTCATTATAAATTCCTCCTTTTACCATCCAGTATATTATCAGCAACACCAAGTTTTAATGCTTCTTCGCTGTGTATATACCAATCTTGCTTATATTTCTTTATTTCTTCTAATTTTTTCTTTGATATTTTTGATTTAGACAAGACATACTTTTCAATCTTATCTTGTGTATAACCAAGTTCTTCGACATCTTCTTCAATCTGAGCGCATGTTCCACTGACATACTGACTTACTTGATGGTACATAAGTGTAGCGTTTTTAGACATGTATCTGTAATGTCCAGCCAAAAATATTAGAAATCCCGCACTCATCGCCTTACCAAAGCAAAATGTTTTTATAGGTGTTGTGCTGTTTTCTATAATGTCAATAAGTTGCATAGCATCATAAATACTACCACCAAATGAATTGATAATCAATTTAATTGGTCTTTCTTTATATGTGTGTAGTACCGTTCTGTTAGCACCATCTTCTGATAACATTCCTAAAATTGCATCTGAAACTACTGAAACGCTTTCTTCCGTAATGTCGTCTGACAAGACAATAATTCTATTCTCAACATTTACCTTTACTTTATCATACATCTATATTTCCCCTCTCTCTCTCTTTCATAACTTGCATAATCTCGTCCTTATAAATTACTTTGAAGATAAAATTGACTGTTTTACTTCTGAAACGACCAACCCAATTTGTCAACCACTCAATAAAATAACCTACATAAGCTAGCAATGCGAATGGCAACACTAAAATATGAGTGCCTTTGGTGAACAGAAACTGGGTTTGCTAAATCTTTAATTTTCATTTTAAATTGTCCTTTCTAAAACATTTGTTAATTTCGTACTACTCAAATAATTTTCTTAGATTCTCTTCGCCGATTTCTTGTTCTGCTATATCTAAAAAGTAAATATCTAAGCAATATATTTGACCTATCCTTTGGTACGACCAGTCGTTGTTATAATCTAACTTCATCATTCCATAGTCATAGTAAATGTAGTATTTTGCTTGGTCGTTGTTTCCCCAATCAATTTCTCTTCCTTTATTTAATCTTAGAGCTAAATCTTTTAATTGAGTGTATGTTTTTATTTTTTCTACTGCTTTTTCTGCCTCTTCTTCTGTTTTAAAATAGTTGCCTATTTCGTATCTACATGTGTCAACTTCCTTTAACTCCTCCCAATCACAGTCTGTACTCCCATCGTTATAAATAAAATAATATTTTTCGCCAGCCTCTACTCTGCGTTCAACAACAGATGTTAAATTTTCGTCTATTATTTTTTCTAATTCATTGCACCTATCTTTATATTTCTTTAATTCTTTTTCCAGTTCTTTAATATCCATATCAAAACCTCCTAAAAATATAATTTGTTAATTTCGCACTACTAAATAGATATAATGATTTTTCTAGTATAATCGTCCACCAAAACAAACTGGTCGCCACGTTGTATATTATACCTTTCTCTTTCCTCATGGCTTAACATATATGTTTTATCTTCGCCCTCATAAAAAAGTAATTTATATTTATTTTCTATATTGACATTGTTTGCTATTTCTTTTGCGCATTCAAAATCAATTTTGCCCTCTGTCTTTCTTAAAATTGCATTTATCAATATATTTTGTGGATAAGGCTTAAATGCCATATAAACACCTCCTATTGAATTGATACTGTCGTTGTATAGCCAGCGTTTGTAAGTATAGTACAAAATTTTTCATATATTTTATCTACAACGCCCCTTACTTCCCTTGTAATGCCGTCCGTAACCACTCTCTTTACAACCAAATTGTCTCCTACTGAAACCTTATTTTTGTCATAGATATACTGGTATTCTAAGTCTCTATAAGCATCAAAAAATATGTTATAAACTTTATTATCTACCAAAACACTGTTAAGTTTATCAAGCAAAGATAAATCATTAAAGTAAATTAAATAAACATTATTATAATCTTCTGTATATACATGTTCAAGTATATATTCGCCCTCTACTTTTGAAAACAACTCAGATATCAAGTGCCTAGATTTATTACAGCTCATTCTGACTTTGTATTTATATCCATCTTTATCATTACAAATTTCCGTAAAATTAAAGTGTCTTACTTTGTTTAATTTATCCAAAATTTCTTCCATTTTATTTTCCTCCCAGTTTATTAAAATCTTTCTGTGTATAGCTAAAACAAGTATTATCAATTTGTTTATAATTTATACACCAATCAAAAAAATATTTAGCCCTAAAATACAAGACATATCTTGGAATACTAATTCCATTTTTCATAATATCATAGATTACATCATACTGTTTTTGTGTTGCAACAGTCTTGTCAATATACTTGGCTGGCTCAAATTGGTTTTTAGCATATATAACATCACGGTATGTATCACCCCAGTAGCCACTATTTAATCTGTTAATTATTACACTTACAATAGCCTTTTGACATTCTTCGCTTTCGCCTCTGCCCTCAAGATATAAGAGTTTAGCAATTAAATCAACATCTTCTGGAGATATAGATACCTTATATTCTGGTTCTATTTCTTCCACTAGCTCTATTATTGGCGCTGCCTTTTCTGCCGTATCAAGTGCCAAAACATTATCGCCAGATACACTTTCTGAATTTCGCACTACCATAGTAGTATATTGATATGGTGTAGCCTCTTGTATTCCTATATCTTTCTCGCCAGCCAAACATAAATAAAGCAACATTAAATTCGCACTAGTAAGTAGTGTTATTATTGCCAAAAGCAAAATGATTACAGCCTTTTTATATTTCATTTCTTTATCTCCTTTCCACACCCAGCACATTTGCATAGATTGGTCTCTTTATCATAAATCAGTTCGCAACTTCCACATTCACAAAACTTTTTTCTCCAGACTGTTTTCAAATTTTCAATTGTTGCCTCCATATTTATATATTGATTTTCACAAGATTCCATTTTAAACCTCCTCAATTTTAACTAAATCTTCTGTATATATTTGCACATAATTTCTTGCTCTTCTCTTTCTAAACAAAAAGTTTCCATCTGCATCTTTAATAATTTTTCCTACAACACCATAAAAGCTTACACGTTTTCCTATCAATGAAGATAAATAAATTTCCTTAAGTTCATCTAGCTTTTTCAAACTCATCTCGCTAATATAAAATGACACCGAATATCTCATAGCAATCAGTTTTTTTAATGTGCTTATATCTCTTAACAATATTTCATTTGAATTATTTCCCAAATAATTATTTATTGCATTAAAATCATATTCGGTATTCCAAATATTGTACACCTTAAAATTTGCCCCCTCAAATTGCTGCTGAACTTTCTCTTGCAAACTTTTGGTAAGTGCAACTACTTCGTTAATTTCTCTTTGTTTTGTATTAGCAGTTAGGTCAAAATAATAAAGGTCGTTATCGCCATTATACCACAACCAAAAATCATAATCTGGTATTCTTTGGTCGGAACTTGCAACTTTAAACTCGCCCCTTATATACTCCAAAACTTCGTCTCTATATTTTACACTATCTTTGTCAAACTGAAATACTATTTTAGACACTATGTTATGTGCTAAATTAGTTTCCTTTCTTGATTTTGCCACTTCGGTTTCTAAACCATTTCTTTTGTCTAAAAATTGCATCTTATTCCTCCTTATTTTTGCTTTAAAATTTAAAGGGGTATAAACTATATTGCTATGCAATTTAAATCGCCTTATACCCCATTCTCGTTCGCCCAGCACTACTCTTTTTGTTGATTTCGCACTACATTATCTCAAAATTTCCACGCATAGTTTCTAATTCGTTGATTAAATTATCCACATTTGCATTTAATTCTATTTGTTTCTCCCAGTTTTCACCACCACACAAATTTGTTTTAGAGATAACGATGTCAGCAACCATCATAGTTATTTGTGTTATAAATTCGCTAGGCTCAGTAAAAGCATTTGCCGTTACTTTTTCTGAATATGTGTCATAATCATGCTGTAAGTTAGCTATGTCTCCAAAGAATGTTTTTATAACTCTGATAGCTTTTTCCGTGCCATATTGTGGTGTTTCTTGTTGCTCTGTCAACAAATTATATGCAACATTGCAACCAAACATTTTGTTCTCGCCCTCTCTTCTCCATACCTTTAATCTCTCAGTTAAAATATCTGTAACCCATTTCTCTAATTGTGTCATAATTTTATTCCTCCTTTAAATTTTTATTTATTTGCATTAGCAACCCCTTTATAGTGCTATATGCTTTGTTGTTTTTTAATTTTACTACATGAACTCTCTTCAAACCTAGTTCTTTAGCCAACAAATAACTTGTGTAACCATCAATCAATGTTTTCGTTTGCTTATCAATTAAAATTTTTTCTTTTAAAATACCATATTGTTCGTAAAACTTTCTTGCCTTTTGCATTTTAAAATTTTGTGGTGTATGTGCTATAAATCTTGGCGTTATTATTATTTTATTAATCTTCATATATACCCTCCTTTATACTTTATCAATTTCGCACTACTACCAACTAGATTGATATGCATAGTCTATGCTGATGCCCTGCTCTTTCTCGGATTTGCCCTCTTGAATAATCTCTTCTAATATTGATATAGTGTGTTTTATGTCGTCATAATAACTTTCATTATATCCAGTATCACCAAAGAAGAAACCACTCTCCGTTGGCAAAAGTTCTCTAGCTATAGAACTGTCTATGATATTGCCTTGTTCGTCAAGTTTTAATGTTTCCATTACGGCTTTGCAAGTATCTAATAAATGCTCAAGGTCGCTAATTTGTAAATGGTAAGGTTTACAGTCGTCTACCCCATCCTGTATATTATCTACAAACCATTTATGAATTTGATTTGCTTTTCTCCAATATGCCACCTCCTCCTCAATATAAGACACTCTTTCCAGTCTTATAGGTAATTTTTTGCCATCTTTAGATACGACTATAACACCACCAATGCCAGGGTTATCACTAGCACCCACATAGAATCTTTTATTCAAAAACATATCTAATCCCATAATAAAACCTCCCCAAAATATAATTTGTTATTTTCGCACTATTCTACGATATAATCTTGAATCTCAAACTCAACATAATTATTCCAGTTTTCCTGGTATCCTTGAAATAATATCTTGTTTTTATTTTTATCTTTATTATCTTCATCCTCAACCAGCCCATAATTTTCTACCAAAACTCTAATCTCATGCTCCATTAACTTTCTAGCCTCTTCTATGTTTCTAAAAATTCCCAATACTCCTCCGTATTCATTTTCTCCTTTCTATTATTTAATTTATTTATTGTTATCAATTTGTTGTACTCGGACGGCAGTTACTCGGTTGTCTGTCAAGTCCACATCTGCTATCTCACAGTTGTTAAATTCCTGGAGTATAACATCTTCGTTGATACTAAAACTAAACAATTCATTTCCAAATGAATCTTCGCATATAATTCTTTTCATAATAATTCCTCCCTATTTCTATTGTATCCTGTCGGCTGGAGTAACTCCAGCCGATTTGTTGATTTCGCACTACGCCTTGCTGTCTGCTGGCAATCTTACAGGCATTAAAATCGCATTTCCTAGTTCGCCCTCTATATATATCGGATGGAGTGCATTTTGTGTGCTTGCTAGAACTTTACAGTTACCACCCAAGCAATTGATTATATCTTGATAATATTTTGGATTAAAACCGATTTTGATATTGCCACTTTGAATTACAAAAGGTTCTTTAGCTTGTTTTTTTGTCTTTGATTTGTTTTGAATAACTGCTTTTTCAATTTCCAGCTGGTCAATCTGTACCTCTGCCATGAATACATCATTACCTGCATTTGCAATCAAGTTATGTAAAGCTAACGGAGCAGGCTCTTTTTCATTTAATGGAATTCCTGGCAATTGATTATATAATTCAATTCCAACAAAGCCATTTGTAAAGCAATACATTTCTCCATCACGGAACATTGTTTTGAATCTTCCCCCGTATTCGTCGTCAACTCCCTTGATTAGCTTATTCATTATTTTAATTTGTGTTTTTCCAGCTTTTCCCACGTTCGTTAATGCACTGTCTAGCACTAATGTATTATATAAAGATTGCAAATCGTCCTTAAATGTTATATCCTTATTTTTCACCTTTTCCAATATTTTATTGATTTCCTTAATATACTTTTCTAAACTCATTCTAATAACCTCCCAAATAATATTATTGTTTTTGTTAATTTCCCACTTTTATATATTTTTGTATTCAATTCCAAGATTAGCAATATTCACTAATTATGTTACACTCTCTTCTAATCATGTTTTGTACTTTACTTGTAGTCCTGCTATAACGCCTTGCGTTTAATCTAACACCTCAGGAACTCTTGAAGCGATTATAGTTTTGTAATTAACTAAATCGTTCCCAGCAATATATAAATTACTACCAGTTCCGTACATTGCACCTTGTGCGAATTTCCTAATTAAATCAATATTTTTCATAAAAATAACCTCCTTATTTTCCTTTATTCTATCATAATTATATATACGTGTCAATACTATTATTGTAAATTTCCTAAATATTTATAAGTTAATATTTCCTCAATTTCCTGTAATATGGTTGTCGCCTCTTGCATATCTTCCGAATTGTCTACAATATCATAATGAATTGACATAATAAAATCGTCTATATTTTCCTTATTTTCCAACATCGTATCAAGGTTGTAACAAAAATCTTTATATGCGTCATATACAAGTTTTTCATCCATGATTTCCTCCTATTCCATCGGTTGGAACAACTCCAACCGATTCGTTAATTTCGCACTACTATTATTTTCCTTCATTCGCTCTTCTAATGATTTCGCCTAATATTTTTTTACGATTTTCCACGGTATCCTTTAACAACCAGGCAAAATTAAGTTTTGAATTACAAACTTGAGGATTATACCTACTCCAACAATTGCCATTTTCATCTGTAATGCATACATCTATTGCAATATAATTTTTTTGCCTCTTTAAAGCGCCGTATTTTTTTTGCCATATTTTAACAAAACTATTATTTTCACAACTTATGATAGTTAATTCCACGTCTATTATTTCGTTATGTTTACCTACAAAAGTGTAACGCGTTCTTCTTCCATTCCCCGACACATCCCTAACTATAAGCTTTTCATTATTTACTATAATATAATTTACTAATTCCATGCTATGCTCCTCCTTGTTTTTTTTAATTTTGTACTAGAGGACGGACGCCTTGCCGTCCTCACTTCCATTACTGCTAAACTTGAATATATCCAAGTGTAAAATATTCCTCGTTACGTTCCAACATTACACGTTCCCATTGATTGTTGTTGTCATCATAATAACGTCCGTCATGGGTTTTGTCTTCTAATATAACACCATTTTCTAATCGTATAAGTTCATCACGTGAAAATACATCCGATTCCTCCTTAACTACATCTACAACCTTTAAATGTTTAGGTAGTATTGTATATGATAAAGTTAACATAATTACATAACCTCCTTTATATATTTATTCGGAACACCCGCACCCTTAATATATTGAATAAAAGCAGCTTTATTAAAACTAGCTTTAACCTCTCTATCGCCTAACCTATCGTCGTCTATATTATAAGAATACAACGTTAATCTATCATCTCTACTCAATATACTGATGTATTCCTCTCTATTTTTTGTCTTTTTAACTACAATTTTTTTATTCATGATATATCACCTCCTACTTACATTAATTGACTAGTAACTTCTTCTTTTGAGACCGCTATAGATTCTTGATTAAAAAGCGCCTTAAGTTGTTCCACAATATCTATTATATTTTCATAGTTTACAAACAACAATTCAATTCGCAAGGTGTTTTCAATAACGAACGTTCCATCATCATGTTTATAGATTCCGCGTGCCTCAAATATCGTAGCGCCGTCCGTATATTTTAACAATAGATTACTCACTATTTTATACGCGTCCAACGTATTAACCTCCTGCTTTTTCGTATTTTTATCATTCAAACCCAAATACAATACATATTTTATCATTTTTTTATCCTCCTTTTATTTATTATATTTACATCTTATCACTTTATTATTTTTTTGTCAAGCTTATTTTTGAAAATTTTCAATTTTTTTTAAGTCGTCACGTACGCCTGCTAAGTGGACCTCAGTTTTATGTAGATTACAATCTAATTCGGCGTCAATTCCGTATATAAACGCCTTAAAAAAAGCAACATTTAAAAGTATAAAAAATAACAACCTTAAGATAGCCAGTATCTTTTTAACTTTTAAACTTCTTTTTTTTCTCATTTTATCGCCTCCAATCTTTTTATCTTTTATAATTTAATTATAACATTTTGTGTTTTATTTGTCAATATTTTTCTAAAAAAATATATACGTTCTTTTTTGAAAAACTCAAAACATTGACTTTTGTTATTTTAATAATATCATAAATAAAAAACATTGTCAAGCTTTTTTTATTTTTTTTATTAGTTAACATAATTATAATATAAGTGCCTTCTATTCCTGCCACTTTAAAATCAATATACCTTCTTAAAGCACGAAATACTACCTAAAATCAATTTTATTTTATAGGTATAAAACTATATTACCAATTGCGCTTTTTCGCCTTAAAATCGATTCTCACGCCTACCAAATAATACCATCGTTTACGCGTTATGTTAACGCCTTCCAACGCCTGCAGGTAATGTATGATATTTTATAACACTGTATTATATATGATTACATCTAGTATTCAATACTAGATACAACTATATTGAATAACGCCTGCTACTCTTTAAAATATAGCGCGCTATGCTATATTAACATAATATTTCACCATGTTAACATAGTTGTTAATACTAGATTATTTACTATTGTTTACTTGATTATATGTTATAAATAAACTTGCGTTATAATATAGAGAATTCATATATATTGTATTGATAAATGTATGGTGAAGTCTTGGAAGCCTTGAGGCTCTAAGCAAACAAGCGTTCTCATTTTACTATTTTTACCATTTTTTTCCAATTCTCTAGCTGTAATAAAATATTCTATAGTAAGTTGTACCTTATGTTAACCATCCCCCTAGTTTACATAATTAAAATTATGTTAATTTTACATGATGCTATTGGCACTTTCCCATTCACAACTTCGGTCAAAAATCCAGCCAAGAGTACAAAATGGAAAAAATTGGAAAATGCAACTTTAATTTAAAATAAAAAACGAGAGATTTTTAAATAAAAAATTTTAATAATATTTATCTTTTTTATTTTTATTAGGAAAGCGGCTTAAAAAGCCTTGAAAATAGGGCTTTTTTTTTAAAGTTACTACCATGTCGGTAGTAAGTCTTGGTACGAGCGAATTTGAGGCATTTTGAAAGCGGGG